TCTCAGGGTCTAAAACAGCCCAGTTACCATTATCAGTAGTAAATGTTCCATTATCAGCATAATCAGATGTTATCATCTCATCTCCATAAAAGACAGATGTAGCATGATTGCCTCTTTGGACTTCTTTCATTATAACATTATCTAAAGTACCTACAAAATTAGCATCAGCAACAAATCTTAAATGTGCTGTTCCAGTTTGTGGTGCATAATATGTAATTGCTCCATCATCAGAAGAACTTAAAGCTGATTGTGCATTATTACCAAAATAAACATTAATATTTCCTGCTGAACAAGTAAAGTCAAATGTTATTTTATATATTTTACCTATTACAAGTATACTATCTTGTCTAAATGTTGTTGCACCAGTTTGTGAACCATCACAATTAGCAACTCCAGATGCAATAGTCCACCCAGTACCTTTTGTCCAATCTGAATCTGTAGAAAATGTACCATTAGTAACTTCTTCACTTCCTAATACTTTAGGACTACCATCAAATATAGTTGTCTGAGGACTTTCAGGATTACCTTCAGTCATTGGATACCAAGCTTTTAGATTAGTAGAAGCTAAAGAAGTACCACTAAAAGTATGTGCTAACATCTCTGGATGAGTATAGTCATTTGTTACATCTGTAGCAGTCCAAGCTGCATCCCATATTTGAACATCAGACATATATCCATTAAAATATCTTCCACCACTTGATAAACTACCGATACTTTGAAATATTAAATTATCAGCAGACCCAGTAACTACTCCTGTTCCATCTGCTGAACCATTAATATAAAATGTTATTGTATCACTTCCATTATAAGAATAAACTGCTCTATACCAAGTATCTGTACTAAGAGAAGTAGTAGAGGGTCTATATGCTCCAGCATCAGTATCATATACAGTTAATTTATTTGCTGTACTTAATCCTAAATATTTAGATAAATTGGTTGCAGAATTACTTATAAATATCATATTATCTGATGAAGGAAAAGCTGAACAATTAAACCAAAGACTAACTGTCCAAGCACCTGAAGAAAGAGTTGTATCGCTACCTGTACTTAAATAATCCACAACTCCATCAAAGGCTAATGCTCTACCTGACTTAACTGTACCTAAGTTTGGTGGATCACCTTTCTTTTGAGGTAGAGAAGCAGCAAAATTTTCTGTTAATGTTATTATTGTACCAGCCATTATGCTAAAGTCCCATCATTATCACCATGTTCATCATCAGCACTTGTATCCAATCCCCACCAGCTTACAAGATTAGTCTTTTCACTTGATGTAAGTTCTGAATAAGTCTTTTCCATTATAGACTGTATCTGTGCTTGTGTTAAAGTAGCACCCCATAGTGCTATATTTTTAAGTTTACCACCACCTGTATCACCAAGCCAATTATTTGCACCGCCTACACATCCTAATGACAACACTTCAGTATTAGTTGATATAGAAGATGAATAACTTGCTGTATCTACAAGAACACCATCTATATATAATTTATGAGTAGTCTTATCATAAGTAGAACAAACATGATACCATGTATTGCTCAAAAGAGTGCCACTCAATACTTCAGCTGTATTATTTAATCTTGCTCGAACTTTTTCAGCATTATTAATCATTAATTCATATTTATTGCCTCCTGTAGTATAAGCACCTTTATCTAATATACCTTGCCAAGAATGAGATATATCGCTTGTGTAAAACCATGCACTCATTGTTAAAGCATCTGTAAAATTTAAAGAGCTATCGTGAGCAATTTCCACTCTTTCAGCTGAACCATCAAAACTTGCATACCCTGTACCTATAGCATCTGCCTGTACTGTTAGAGCATTATCAAATCCTCTTGGGATAAGTGGAGTATGTCCACCGTAGAGGGATACAGTCATATTAGAAGTAGTCATATTAACACCAGTACCATGATTGCTTCCATGATTATCTAAAGCAGTAGAACCAAGCCATCCAGCTACTCCATCTGATAGAGGCCACCAAGAAACTAATCCTTGAATAAGAGTTCCTGAGTAGCTATTTAATTCAACATAAGTCTTATACATTACATTCTGTACTTCTGTAGCAGATAAGGTTCTATTCCATATTGCTACATTTTTAATACTTCCTGTAAAGTCAGCTGCATCATTTGATGCACAACCTATTGTAAATTCTACATCATCATTATCTATAGCTCCAGTTGAATCTGTATCTGTATCTTCAGCTACTCCATTAATATATAAAATATTAGAGTTTCCTGTTCTATTTCTTGTTAATGCTATATGAACCCAAACTCCTGCTGTATCAGCAGTAGAACTTGTTACAGCATGTTCTGTGCCACCAACATAATAACTTGCTGTATATGTATTAGAATCTACAATTATCTTGTAATTTCTTACAGCAGATTCAGCATTTCTACCAAAAAGATGTGCAGTCTGCCCTGCTGAAGCAGGCTTCACCCAACCCATTAAAGTTATATCATCTGTAATATCTAAAGATGTATCATCACCACAATCTACTTTATCATTTATACCATCAAAATATGTACTACCTTCTCCTACAAACTTTACTTCTTTAGGAGAAGTGTAAGGCATATAGAGTTTAAGTCCATTTTTAACATAAGATGAAATTGCACCCCCAGCTTTAGATAATGCTGATCCTAAGGATAAACTAGGCATGACTTATCCTAAATATGCTAAAACAGAAGCAGATCCGCTAATACTAAAAGCAGACCATCTACCAAATATAGTTAAACCTGCTGGAAAAGTTAAAGATGCTGGAATATCATCTCCTGCACCTGATGAATCTCCTGCATATATTGCCCCATTTACTGGAGTTAATAAATCTAAAAGAGTATCTTCTATAAAGGTAATTGCTATAAAATCTCCTGATACCGGAGTAATTGTACCTGCTGTGTTTACGAATTGACAACCTCCTTGTCCTAAAGAGGCGTTTACAGATTCCTGTACTGTGTGTTTGTGTAGTCCTACCGCCATAGTTTATCTCCTTTCCGGATGTTCTTTAAGCTCTTTGGCAAGAGCATGAATGAACTATATAATTGCAGCTATACCTGGAGGTACAACTCTTCTTATTGTTCCTATTTTCCCACTTTCTCGTCTATCTAATAAAGCAAAAAAGTTCTTCATAAAATATTCTTTTTGGTCTAATTGCATTTGGTCTTCAGCTATTCTAGCCTTTATATAATAAATTAAAGCTTTTGCATATAAGTCTCCAATATCTATCTCGTCTGTCTCATCTACTATATCTCCACCGTCTTTAGCTTTAGGTCTAGCAACATATTCCAATATAAGGCCGTTATCTACTGTTGTAACAGGACTTTTCCATAAAGTGTCACCATAGGTGTCTCCATCAGGTAAAGTCTCTGAGTCGATCTCTGAGATAGCTAAATCTCTTCCTCTTAAATAATAAGCGTATTGTTTAATATCAGCCATTAAATATCATCCGCATCCTGTTCTAAAGGTTTGTAAATCATTCTAGGGATTTCTCTATACTTATTTTCATTATTTTGATGATTTTTAGCTTTTATGCCTATTAAGCTTAACATATCGCTAGGTAAGGGATAATATCTTTTATTCGCAATTATATCCATATAGTTTTGATTAGTACCAATTAAAGATATAGTATTTCCTGCAGATTCAGTAGTTAATACATTATCTATTACAATAGCTCCTACAGCAACTGACTTTGCAGTATAATATCCTGTTAAAGTATTTGTAGATTCATCTGTATCATTAGAAGAAGAACCATCAACTCTTAATTTCATATCTGTAGTAAAATTACCTAATCCGTTAGCAGAATCAGCTATTTGATAAGGAGTTATTGAAACATTATCAATAAAAGAATAAGAACCACTTACAGTAGATGTAGTATATATTGTAAGGTATCCTGTTGTAGAGGTTGCTGTAAAATCTGATGTATAAGTACCTGTAGTATTTAAATTATTATCAGTATTATCTGAATCATCATACATTTCTGAAGATATTGTAGTTCCTGAAGGTGCTGATTCACCTAAATCAATAAATAAACCCATATCATTAAATGTAAAATCAATAGAAAGTTTATATTTAGCACCTTCTATAAGGGATATTGATTGATATATTCCTTGATATTCACCATTACCAATTGTTCCAGTAGTTAATATTTTTAATCTATCTGAATCTATATAATAATTCATATCAGAAAGTGCTTCAGATTCGTATTGAGTCCATCCTGTAGGTTCAGTAGTACCTGATGCATCTGTCCAATCTGTACCGTTAGTAATAAGAGTTGTGCCTAAACCAAGACTAATTGTATCTGCAGTTGTAGAAGTTTTTTTACCTGAAAGTACATTTTCTTTAGTGTACATTTCTATTTCTTCTAAGCCATCTTTAATATAAGCTACAGCTCTACCTGTTTCAGTTATACTTAATCGTTCCATTACTTCTTTAACTGTCATTAATCTACTACCAAATATTCTACTGCTAAATGTCCTGCATCTGTATTATTAGATCCGTCAAGATCTACAGTTCTAACATGAAATTTTCCATCTAAACCAGCATTATCATCCTTTAAAACTATAGCTTCTCCAGGGTCTAATATTGAAATAAGAGTTGTTCCTCCAGGAGCCATTATCTTTAAAGATTTATTAAGAGCAGCACCCAAAACCGTTGCCGAGTTAAAGGCGTATCCAGTATTTTTTATATATATAAAAGTAGCCGTAGACTCACCGTCTACTAAGTCTATAGCGTCTGAATCATCTTCTGCTTCTTTGTAATTTACAGTTCTGTCTTTATAACCCTGATTTGCAGCTGTACCCGAATAATTAGTAACTGCAGCTGTACCGTTACCACTAAAAGACTTGCCTATTTCACTAGCTATTATATCGTTAGTAATAGAGGTTTCTTCTCCAGCTATTGTTTCAATAGGAGTAACGCTTACTGAGTATGATATTCTATCAGCCATTATGCTTTTCCTTGTTGTGGTGCTTTAGGAGCCATCATACTTGCAAATGAAGCTTGATATTGTCCTGCTAGCATTTTTAATCTTTCATGAACTCTAGTATAATCAGATGTAATTTTTTGCACTTCTAAAGTTCCTTCTGCTTGTAAATCTTGTACTCTAGCTGTAAATTCAGCTACTTTAGCTTGAATTTCTTGAACTCTAGAAGTTAGCATTTCACTATCTTCTTCTGTACTTATCCATGTATTTGTATCAGCCCAATCAGGGGCATTCATCAATGGTGAGGCTGGGAGAGTTAACGCTATGCTAGATAAGTTATTTTCTAATGATTTTATACCTGCGTACATAACAACTAAATAATGATATTCTTCTGGCATATACTGAATAGTTAAGTTATTTTCAGTGATATTATTATCATAACCTATATATTCAACAGAAGCTGTATTACTAACTGTTGCTACAGGTACGACTTTAACAACATTTTCTTTTATGTACCATGCTGGATTATGAGCACTTTTATAATGCATACTTGTTGAGTCAGAAATTAAACCAACTAAACTACTTGATATTCTAGCGCAAGGTAAATCACTCGTACCATTATTTCTAGTAACAGATAATACATCTCCAGTAATAATAACTCCTCCTCCTGTATCAGTACCTACTTTAGAGAAGAATATTTTCTTATTAGGCATTAAGCCTATTACTTTATTAGTAACATCTTTAACACCATCTTTAAGAAATTGGGCTATCTCGCTCCAATTAGGAGCCGATGAACCATCAATGGAAAGACCTGTTAATCCTTCAACTTGTTCTTCAAAAGTTCTTGCCATATTATCCTATAATAGCGCCTACCCTCTTAGACGAGGAAGTTTTCCAACTAAGAGGGCAGACTATTATTATTTAACTGTTAACTACTTAAACTGTTGCTAATGCAACTGAGCCATAATTTACAAGAACTTCACCTGACCCAACGCTATCAAAATAAACAGCTATCATTTCATCAGGGGCATTTAATGTAACCTTATTGTTATTGGCTGCATTAAAAGTTCCAGAAGCTAATGTTACTGTATGAGCAGCAGTACCAGAAGCACTTGTATTTTTAATTACGACAATTTGTCCAGCGTAATCTTTACCATGCAATCCAGTAATCGCAATTACAACAGATGCATGATTTAATTCAATACATCGAACAACAGTACTATCAACTACTGCTGATGCAGTATATGATTGCAGATATGAACTAACATCAGTAATCTTCGCTATTTCACCATCAGCTTTGATTTGTCCGTATAATGGATTAGCCATAATATACTCCTTTTCTTAAGTCCACAGAGCATGAGTTTCTGGACAACAGAACTCCATACCTGCTTCGGTTAATATTTGATCCACTCTACGATCTACACCACTGTTTTCTAGTGTTTGCACACCAACATAAACTGAAGTGTCTCTATTTAAGCCGTTACCAACTAATGGTCTGTAAGCAACATACTTCATGTTAATACCAATCATTTGAACATTAGTGCCATCTAAGTGCACATTACGTGCAACATTCATGTCACCATATATTGTTGAAATTGTTGTTATATCAACACCAAATACTTTCTTTTTGCCAGTCATAGCAAAATGAGCTTGAGCGTTACCATCATCATGACCTGCTACTGGACTGCCTGTTGTGGCGCCCCTTCCAGGAACTACCATACCAATATTATTAGCAAAGTATCCAGATAGTTTATGCAACCAATTATAAACTGATGTATTACAAAAGAATACAGTTGAAGAAGCATTATTATATCTAGGATCTAACATAGCTGATAAATCATCTAAGAAAGAGTCCTGGCTTTTAGTTGTAGGATCTAAGCTAAAGGTATTACCATAAGTAGAGATAAAATCAACTGCGCCTTGAGTTGTATTTATTCCACCAGTTGTAGCTTGAGTTGAAAACAGTAAAGATTGCTCAATATCCCATTTATGTTCAATGAGTTTTTCTTTCCATATTCTAGCCCATTCATTAGCTTGATACTTTAGTACTGTAGCACGATCTGTGTTATTCATAACTGCAGATGTTTTAAAGATCTGAGTTTGACCGTATGAAGTACTGTATGGCTGATCGGCCCATGTTTCAGGATAACCAGTACCTGTACCAAAAGCAGTACCAACAACATAGCATTTGAAAGGTTCTAAGTCTTCCTGAGCACCTGTTGTTACAGCTACACCAGTTACATCTGCTCCATCAGGAAATCTTAACGCTGCAGAACCTTTTACACAAGTAGCATTAACTATTGCATAATTAGCAGTATTTAAATCAACCGTGTTTATTTTCCATAACGTATAACCATCCATCAAAGCAGCTGTAAAAGCTCCTCCACCTGGGGCTTTATTAATTTTAATAATTTGACCAGGAATGAAGAATAAAGGTTGTGTACCAGTTACTCCAGCATAGTATTTGTTAGTTTGACCAACTATATTCTGCAAGTTACCTTGAGAATTATAATCAGTGTGGAATTTAAATGAATATATACTTGAACCAGCTGTAGCAGCTTCAGCTGAAGTTGCTGCATCGGGATTTGTAGCCGGTGCTGCTGCTGCAACTTTACTATAAGCTGCCATATAAGCATATCTTTTTGTATATGACGATCTTTTTTCAGTAAATTTGAAAGAAGGGTCATCTGTTGGTTTTTTAGCTGACATGCTTAAGAACCTAAAGAAAGGATCTTGAGCTAGAGCTAATTCAGACACTTGAGTACCAAAGTTATACTTTCGTCTCAAAGCGCCTGTATTTAGACCGGTAGTTGTCCCAGTGTGTACGCCAACATCTTGGCCACTATATAGGGAATTACCACCTATTGTATTCATATCAGACATAGTCTATCTCCATATGTTTAGTTCAGGATAGACTTAGAAATTTTATCTACCCGAACAAGTTATCTACACCATCGTCAAGTCCTTTTATCGCATTAAACACCATGTCATCTTGCGATAAACTCTGTCCTTGACTGTTTGCTCCGCTAGCAGATGTAGGGATAGCTCGTACATTTTTCATCTGGCTTATCATTTCATTCTTTGTATTTTTAGCAACATTTTTAGCAACTTCACCACGATTCAAAAGATAATTTATATCATCTAATGACATAACATGTTCTTGTGCTTTCGTTTTAAAGTTTGTAAAATCATCATCAGACATATTGTTGCGTTCTTTAAAAGCTTGTTCTTCTTGTGATCTTTTTTGAACTGCAACCATTTGTTTTGCTCGCTCTTTTTCTGCTCCCAACATCTGTCCTACTCTACCTTGGACAAGTTTGTCTACATGAGCATTCATGACCTTTGCGCTGTCTGATTCTGGATCTGTTACTGCTTCTTGTTGATCGTAAATAAAATCGTCACCTAACTTCAATTCTTCTTGAATTGACTGTGCAGGTGCTCCGCCATTTTCCAAATAACCACGAACATGATCTACTAATCCACTATCGTTTTTCATAGCGTCTAATACAGGAACAAATTGTTCGACTTCCTGATACTTATCACGCCACTTTACAGCTTGTCTGCTACTATCTTTGTAGCGTTTTTCCCAATCTGTGCTGTTATTAGATTGAGATTCCACTGTTCCGGAGCCATTGTCTTGTGTATTGTGGGTTACCTGTTCGGTGCCACTGTTAGGACTTTGGGTTGCCTCAGTGCTGTCAATTACACTTGAATTGACTTCTTTTTCTATCTCATTAAAAAACTCTAAAGAGCCTGAATCAGCAGTTGCTTCAACGGCTTCAAATGAATCGCCTTGCATACCTATTTCAGGGTTACTTTGAGTCCCTTCACTCGATTGAACCATATTATATCTCTCCTATTTATAATTTACCAATTTCATTAAGTTAAGAATCATTTTTATTTGATTCCAAACTATTTTTAAAACTTTGTAGAATGTTGCCTGCTTGTTGGTTTTTTGAATCAGCATTATTCTTTAAAACATTTCTAAGTAGCTTCTGCTGACCTTCTGTCTCAACATATTGTTTATTAAGTCCAGATTTAACTTCTTCTTTCTTTTTATTTATTTCAACCTCAGCTTGCATAACCTTACTTTTAATACCAGCTTGTACAAGTTGTCTTTCAAGGGTTTCAATCGTGCCGTCCTTATCTTCGATCGCTTCAGAAAGTTGTTGAACTTGCCCCTGTAACTGTGCATACATTGATTTCCTTTGTACTATTTGTTCTTTATTACGAAGATCTGTTTCAGCCAATACAGCTATATCATCTACTACTCCTAAATTCATTAGTTGCTTTAATTCTTCTAAGTATGCCCATCTATTAACAGGCAATGTTGAACCTGATACTATTTTTATATCAAATTTTAATGCTGATATATCCATTGACTTACCAATAGCTTCTCCCATATCATTATAGATAGGAATATTTACCTCTTGCTCTTGCCCTCGTTCTTGTAATGCGCTAGGTTGTATTAATCTAAACCTTTTATTAGCCGTGTAAGTAGCTTGAGCAAATTGCAATAATACTAGACCCATTCTTTTTAAAGCTGGCTCTATAGAAGTACTCATCCATTGTTTTATTCTTCTAGTTCCATATTCATCCATAGCTAACATACCACGATATGTTTCAGTAGCTCCACCAGAATCACCCATCATAGAACTATAAATACCAGCTAAGTATTCCATATCTCCTTTTCCTTCTTGGACTATCTGAAAGAAAGCATTTGATAAAGGTGCTGGCATTACAGGAGTAGGTCTTTCACCACCAGCTCTAACAGGAAGTAAGGCTCCCGGGCTAGAGGAATACTTTTCCCAATTAGCAGCATCTATAGACCCTTCTTCATACATCCATCTTAATGAAGAACCTAATGACGCATTATGCACCATTATTTGATGAGATTTATTTATCTCTTGCTGTTTACCTATTAATGGCGATACAGCGCTAATTGGAAATGGTGTTCCTGTCCATTTAAAATGAAATGGTATTACAGGATATTCAGTTATAGTATCTGGAAGCATAGCTTCATATAATAATTTATCACCTACTACGCAAGTTTGTTTAATCCTTGTATTGTAGAACTGAACTTGCTCTACTATATTTTTAGCAAATTCTTGATTTTTAATTAATTCTTTAAATTCCTTTTCAGTAACAACTTGATTTTCTACTTTAGAAGCTTCTGCTTGAAGTTTACTCATACATTCTTGCTGATATGCTTTTAATTGCTGTTCTTGCATATCTTGAGCTTTTTTCATTTCAAGCTCATATCTTTCAGGTAACATTCCTCCAGTTTGGACAGCTTCTTGCATTTGTTTCTGCTGTTCTAATAATTCAACTTCCATCTCCATTTTCATTTCTTTAATCATTACATCGCATTGCTCTTTTAATGCTCGTAATGTTTTTTCATCAGGAGGAACTCTATAGAATACACTTATATAAGAAACTTTTACTTTTTCATATACTTCAAAAAACTCACATAACATATCCGTTTCGCCTTCTGCATCTAAAGTTTGACTAGTTGAAGTTGGATCATTATATATAAAAAGCTTCTGATTTGAATCGCCTGTTCTTCTTTGAGTATAGGTATTATTTGATTGCTGATCACTACTTGAGGCATTTATTTTTCTTTTATATTCAGGAAAGATCTTCATTAAATGATTTTTAGGAAGAACTTTTCTAATCATAATATATGCAGCATCTGAAAATAACATGTCTCGAGATTTAGAATCTACATATAAGTCAAATGGTTCCGGTTGTTGTAATGTAACTTCTCCCATTCCATTATCAGCGTCTTTATCTACAGTAATCATCATATATCCAACTCCTTTTGTAATAGAGTCGTTTATAGTATTATTGTAGAGAGTAGCTCCATTAGAAAGTCCCCAAATATAATCAGCTAAATCACTAAATACAGCTGCTACATCTGAATCACTACCATCTACACCTATAGCTTGCCACCTAGGATTGTTAGCTGTAGCATAAAAGTTTAACATTTCTACAACAGGTAATATCCTGTTTATAGTAAATGTTGGCATACCTTGATGTTCTAATGAATCTTTTTCATCTTTTGTTAATTGTTCGTCATGTGCAAATTCGTATCCCTTTTGATTAACTCTTTGCCATTGTTGTCTACTATATTCATTAGACATTTGATAGAGTTGTTTTATTTGAGATACTCTATTTAATTTAGCCATTAAAATCCCTTTGTGCTTTTTTATTCATTTCCCATTATGCTGTTACCCAGCTTTTTGCTTTAGGTTTAGCTTTAGACCATTTACCTTTAGCCTCAGATAGACCTGTTGGAGGATGTGAATGTTTACAGGCATATGCCAAAGCATCAATCGTATCATCATGAGACATTCTGGGTCCAAATGTAGTTATCTCTCTATCTAAATCATAGTGTGTTTTTTTAATATGTACTTGGCCTACTGCAAATCTTTGTGCGAGAATTTCTTGTATCCTATCTCTTTTAGACATCCTATTGCCAGGTTTCTCTTCTTTAAATGGAATAATAAATTCATTCCTTCGTCTCATCTCTGCTCTAATAGCTTGAAATACAGGTTTAGACATAGAAGTGTCTTCAATAGTAAATAGAGATGGTTTATAAAATTTAGCATAATCAAACAAATAATCTACTATTCCTTTCTTATCTGTACCTGGAATACCTATAACAGGTAAAGATCTGTTCCTGACATAATCTAAAATATAAATATTATTATCTGGAGTTACAGCTATAGCCATAATAACACTAAAATCAGTATTACGTCTAGCTGAATCTGTAGCTGGATCAACTCCTACAAATACATTACATGGTTTAGGATCATCTCCATCCGGTATAATAAATGTTAATTCTGAGTCAGGATCTTTTAAAAACTTACCATCCCAATATTTTATATGATCTCTTGTAAATATAGAGTCTGCTTCATTCTGCACTTCCATCATATATTCTTGATAGAATTTCTGAGGAGTACCTGAATCAGTATAAAACTTTTTCTTTCTAGCCATTTCCTTATGCCCAAACCATGAAGGCCATAAAGTAGTTCCATCGTTTTGTAAAGCTTTATATGTTATAACATCCCAGGAATAATCTTCTCCCTTCCTTGTAGCTTGATCATATCCTACGAGTATTCTTTGTATAAAAGCATCATAATGTACTGGAGTTCCATTTATTCTTAATCTTCCAGATCCAGGTTCTAATGCCGGGAATACTACAGCTGTTACTAAGTTTGATATTTTATTTCTAGATTCAGGAGTTATAGTATTATTCTCGTCTTCAAAGTCATCTAGTACAATAAGATCATATCTTTTATGTAGTTTAGCTCCGCCTCTAATACCTGATAAGTTTGATTTTGATATTAATTTACATCTATTTTTTAATTCTATATCATCCTCTGTCCACTTCTTTCCTCGTAGATCTCCAAAGTAATATCTTAATTTTTCATTAAATTCTAAGTGGTATTTTATATAATCTAAGTTAGGTACGGATATTTTAGAACTTGCGGCTACCCATCCATAAAAGAGGGGTTCTGTAGTAAAACAGAAATCATGTAGTATATTGCACTTAGTTAAAACCGTCTTACCATGACCCCTAGGTAATATAATAGCTAATTGTCTTTTATTTAAATCCATTAAAGAATCAGCTACTTCATAATGGAAAAAGGGTGTTTCTGAACGCATAAAATCTTCATGAAGAAATAACTTTCCAAAAGCTATTAGATCTTTATTAGCTAATTGAAGTTGTTCTTCCATCTGATTGACGTTATGAAGATTTATATTAGACATTTATTACGCATATTATTATTTTTTTTATTCTACTGTTTGTAATAATTCATATAATGATTTTTCATTTGTACTTGTCATATATTCTTCTAATAATGGCTGTACTACTTTATGGGCATAATATTCCTCAGTTCCAAGTTTATCATAAGCCCCGTGTTGAAGATGAGTCTTATATTTTTCTGATACTGGTAAAAGTCCTGTAATTATATCTACAATCTCACCTGTATAGTAAGGCATATTTTTCCATTGTCTCTTCCAAAAACTCTTATCCTTATTTGTAAAGGATAATGAATGTCCTGCTTCTGCTATAAAACTATTTATAAGATTATCTTTTTTTCGTTTTTTACTATAAGGAGTATCACTAGATTCTATTAAATTAGCCTTATGAACATTTATCCCATGTTTTATTGGACTGTAAGAAGCGTAAGCACCTGTTGTATGCTTTCCAGCTTCTAAATTAATATAAGGTTGTTTAGATTCATTCCAGATATTAGCAAGTTTTATTAAATGGGTAATATTTACTGGATCTGTGTTATGAGTTCTTTTATTCCAATAGTCCGTATCAGGGCCTAGTGTAGGGTATGATGTCCCCTTTATCATTCGCCCCTTTTCATTTCTCCCAGATAAAGTTTCATCATAAGTAGCATCCTCAAATAAAGTAAGGGTATTATCCCGACTATAGCCTTCTTCCCATGATAAACCTTCCTTAAGGTTTATATTCTCAGATAAATCTGTATCCCAAGCTCTAGACTCAGCTTTAGTTAAATTATCTATATCGTTAAGTACATCTAATGCATCTATGAATTTTGAAAAACTTTCTGTTCTTTCTTTTTTAGGAGGCATTAGTCGCTAAAATCAAATATATCTTTAAATTTATTCTTTACACTATGCCACATCTTTTCACTGTGTGTATTTATCTCCCATCTGCGTATTGCACCTTGTATTTTATCAGATTCTATCTTTATATGTCCATCAGGATAATATACATCTGCAGAGTCTAGATATTCCATACTTAATAACCGTAAAGCCGCTGCTTCGTTAGGATCCCACATAGTATGATTCTGTTGAGCATGTGTAAATATATCTTGGTCTGCTTGATTCCAATTCACATCATCTCCTGCACCTTCAGGCTTCTTTTTAGAGTAGTAAGCTCTACCTCCTAAAAAACCACTCCTTGGTTCTTTTTCATCAGACATTATTCGTAATCTCTAGAAAGAATATCATCCCGAAGAGCATTATATTCCTTATGTTGTTTCGAAATATCTTCTCCTTCTTTGTAATGAGATTGCCCAAATCTCACTTTTTCTAAGTCAAATAATCGATTTAATTCATCAGGCGTTACCCCATATTTATTCTTAGTTCCCCAGTTCAAATTGCTCATTACTTTGTCTCGCACACTTTCTCCTTGGGTTTTTCTATACCAACTGTCTACATCATCGATATTAGAACCAACTCCAGGATTTGCTTTCCTAAATTTCTGAATAGTATGTTCTAAATCTCTTTTTGGCTCTAGGAGTCCTTCTAACCAATCATTTCTAGTTTCCCAATCATCTTTTTTAAACATTCCAGCAGTAGGATCTGCTGTAGCAGCATTCATGTTATTAAAAGCTGCTGAATCAATATTATCTGCCATTGCTTATCTCCTTTGGCCTTTCAGCCTCTTGTAACGCATCTTTACTAAAGCCTTGGAAGACAGCTCCTGTAAGTTGCGTTGTTTGTGTTTTACTCTTATCTTCCATATCCATAATGTCCGATAATTTAAATAAAGCTTTTAATTTAGATTCTTCTTTACTATCTTCTGAATCTATTACACCCTTTATGTTTCTAAGGATATATGTCTCGTCTATACCTAATTCTTCCATGTAAGGAATTAATTCTTCTTTCATAGCTGTTTTTATCCTTGTAGTCTTTATTAACTGACCAGCTCTATAGTTAGCATAATGAGGGTTATTTGTAGGGAAAGCTTTTAAATAAGCCTTCATAGGATCTTCTCCTCTACTAACTAGCTGTACAAATAACTCTTCTTTATTAGAGAGTTTTTCTCTGTCATGTAAGCGCTCATTACGCCCTATATCTCCTCCAAATGAGTATATATTAACTCTTTTAGAAGTATCCATTAAAGTTTTATCTGCCACTATAAAAGTGCCTGTACATGTCCCTAAATACCGGCGTTCTTTAATCTTGCCCTTAGGTTGGAACATCTTCCCTTCCCTAAGTATTTGTATATAACAGTCATCATCAGCTTTTACCCAGTCGCCTATACTGGCCGCTTTCCAATCCTGAAGACAGTCAAGCCCCCGAGGTAACTCGTCTTCAGAATCAAATACCGTATGTTCTACTTTATTTACTTTGTAATGCCTCATTAAGCTACTCCAATTACATCACTCATTACATATTTAGCTAACTCTTGTGGCAATTCAATATCTAAATCTTCAACAGTAAATAATATCACTTCATCTCCTTCGTCAAGTACTTCTATATCTGTTACAGCGCCAGTTTTAGTATTAAATCTTAATGCTAATATTAGCTCTTTTTCCATATTTACTCCAAATCTTAATTTCATCGGGATACAGTTCTCCCCTGAGCACTAAAGTACTTTTTAAAAAATTTTAATTTTAAATTTCACTTAAGGCCAGTAATAGCTCCCATACCTTTAGCTTATAATAAAACAATTTTTACTGGTTATCGGAGAAAACTCAGTCTACTATTTTGAAGACCTACAATCCGACTTCTGACCCATTTAGCAGAACCATCTCAGGGGTACTAACTGGGTGATAACTAAATAATAGTTACCAGTGGGAATAATATACAATGACTTCTATATTTTAACAAAGGTTTTAAAAATAGGAGGATTTTGGTGTATAGAGTTATTATTTACCCTACCCCCCTATCGGGGGGATTATGATATATATAATTAAGTTATTTTTGATTTCATTTTTATTGTTTTTATGTATAATTATGGAGTTTATATGGCAATAGTCATTGATTGGGCTGAACGTTTTATGAGTCTTGTAGATTTATATCATGATCAGCATAATGCAGCACCACAGTATAGTTATAAGAGTAGAATAACTAAGACCAAAGTCTTAAGTAAGTACAGTATTAAGATGGAGTTCATAGATAATCTAACAGAGATGGCTATACTATGTGATGATCAAGCAGTAAATGATAAGATAGACAAACTCATTCAAAAGTATGAGAAGCAACGTTAACCTTAACCTGACCGAAATGTCATTAAACTATTTTTTCCTTATGTGTTTATGTATGTATTAGTACCAACATAGACCCAACATTGTATAAGTAATCTTAATTGGTTTATGTTACTTGTATAATTTAGCCTGTCTTAAAGAACCCGATAGGAGTATTCCACCAAAAGCAAGATAAAGGTGTACATCTCACCCAAGAGGATAAAATGGGTCTTGCAAAGATTTAATTTCTAAGGTAAAACCATTCAGACCTTTTGCAACAATGGACAACACTGATTATGTATTGCAAGGACATAATTAGATAGAAAGGAGCCTTGCTACTCTTAATGCAGCCTGATGACGGTCACAAGCCCGTGTAATGCAGAGTGGGAGTTTATATTTAAATAAACGGAGGTATAGTGAAAAGAAAGATATTCTTTACACATTATAAACGGAGAACTGGATCTAGCAAGAATTGTAATAATGCTTGGGAACGAGTATTAATACGTGAGAAGGGTTCTAAAATTAGAGCTATTAGAAAAGCATTGATAGCTATTCAAAATGTAGGTAAACAAAAACAATTATCTAAAGAGGTATAATGACTATTTTAACCAATGGCGCAGTAGTAATTAAAGCTAAAGAACAATCTTTAGTATTTCCTGAAATTGTGCATGATGATCATAATATTTCATTCGATCATATGCATTTTATTCAAACTAATCCTGAATTACTATTATTACCTGTAGGAACACGTATTGCTAAACTCTTCAAATTACCTGATGGTATGGAAAGAGTACAAAGTGCTTTATATGGTCCTAGTGCAGGTGATAAACCTATTAAGGAAAGTGAAGTAATTTATGAAAAACGTGTAACATGTACTAAATGTCATTCAGCACGTCGAGGTTATAGCAGAATGGTAGATAAACCTACTAGGCCTGCTAATAACATTGTAGTTATTGGTATAATAGGTAAAGTAGCATTCACTATCTATGGTACTCAAGCCAATGCTGTTAGCCCTAAAGAACCATGGGACAGTGGTTGTACTGATTCTGTTGAAGATTATGAATATTCAAAGAATTTTTGGGCAATACATGCTTTAAGTATGCATGAAAATTAAATCTTTCTTTAGGATAAATGAGACTACAGTGAGCTGTGTGCATGGCACTGACGCAATAATCAGTAGTATATTTAAAATAATTTATCTTTTAGGATTACAAATCAATAAGCTCTTTAAGAGGTTAGTCGACGCCTTGATGAGAGCTTAATGATTATGTTGCATAATGTCAAGTTTTGCAAACGCATGTTAATTAGAACACCTGCAGAAGGTAAGTATAATTTATCGGGGGAGTGCGAGAATCTTTCCCACAATAAGTCCTCTTGCTTATAAAAGCGTATGCATCCTACCCAAGGGTCCTATGGTATAGTTGGGGTGGCGAGAGGCAAGAATTGAGAGGTATGGAATATTGCCTATTAAGACTTCTATACAGTGATATATTCTCATAGAACAGTATAGAGCACCTCTCTTTTAGTTTAATCGGACTGCGATTAATACGAGATGGATTATAAAAATGTGTTATTGCATTTTATTATTCTTCTTTTTTTGAAAAGTAGGGGTAGACTACACGGCAGGCCAAGGCTGAGCATGAACATACCCCGAAAATTTATAAATAGGCATAATTAGTATTGTCATTATATGTAGCGCATTGGTATCTCAATGAACATAATGTGAGCCAATACATGAGAATTATGCCTAGAATTATTAAAATACAAAGTAGTTTTAACTACATTTTGTCCACTAATATATATAATAAACTGGACATATTAGGTTACTTTTTAGGTTACTTTTTAGGTTACTTTTAGAACGTATCCTTTGGGAAAAACAATGAGCTAATGTAAGAGAATTGTGTCCAGATTTAGATGAAAGCGTTATAATTAAAGAATAATTAACTTTATTTATAATGACTTAGAAACCTGTGTATTGTACGAAGATTGCAAGCAGGTAATCAGTTAGAGTAGTTGTACTCGCTCCGGTTATCAAATGATAAAGAGAACGATTAATCAACGAACTGATGTAGTGTGATAAAAAGACTGATAGTCTTCAACCTTATTAGATGTGTTTACGCCAACTCTCTCTGCGGGCTGCACATACTTTCAATTAACTGTGATGGTTATAAGCAATGTATTACCTCAGCTAGGTGATATAAGTTTAGAGCGACAGCTTAAAGGAAGGATAAGGAAGCAATTATGAGAGCGCATTTACAAGTATATCAGAGTCTTGTCTAAGATTCTTTCATCTTTAACTTTAAGTTGTCAATGTTATTAAAATAAATGGAGCTTTCATAGAGGAATCATAGAGTTGTTGATTTTCAATTCTACCCAGGATAAAGATGTGTTGATTTTCATATCTCCTATGCTCAAGGTTGAAAGTCCTATATAATTAACGATTTGAAATATGTATACATTAAGTTGAGGGATTACGAGCCCAAGTATACAAAACTTGCTAGCATGCCAAGGGAGAGACTTATGAAATCACCGGTGGGTGAGATCCAAGCATGCTAAACATTAACACCATTCTAATGGTGTTCGGCTATGGAGGAAAGTGAGGTGTTCTAACGTATTTCGCTACCTAGGATAATAAAAATTCTTTAATGAGGTATATTACCCAGAAAAAGAACCTTAAACCCTCCTCGCTGTGATTTTATATAAAAAAAAAGAGGTGTAATGATAGAATATTATATAGCAATTATGATTGGATTTATAGCAGGTTATTTTGTAGCCTGTTTAATGATGATAGCAAAAGGAAATACAAAAATAGATATGGATGTCCATAGCTGGAGAAATAAATGAGACAATTTAAACGAAAAAAAGAAATCCATCATCAACCTTGTGAGAATTATAATTGTATTAATTATTATAATACTTTATATAAGGATGCTAATGGTAAGTGTAAGCCTTGTAATATCGTAGAAAAGGCTAAATCTAAAACAACCAATAAGGAGCTAAATGTTAGTTAAAAAGCAGGAAAAAATAAGTGCTAGAGGTACAACTTTATATCCATTAAGAAGTAATGTACCAGCACCAGTTACAATTGAAAATACTAGATTATTAGGTTTTGTTAAAAGAAGAGCTGTTGATTACATGCTTACAATGAAACGAGGCCAATCATTCTTAGTTGCAGGATTAACAAAAAAAGGTAATACTAAATTTGCAACAGTTAAAGAATGGATTAAAGATGCACATAGACAATATTGTCGATTACATAAAATTGATGCTCCACGAGGAATAGATTTCTCAAAGAAAACTCCAATAGAATTTATAGCTCAAAATGTTGAGGATAAAATCCCAAAAGGAACTATAAAAGGAGTTAGAGTGTGGAGAGTAAAATAAGAGGATCATGCGATAATTATCATAATTGCAATAGAGTCATACCTCCTCTGTTGTTACTTACAATGATCCTCTCCTATTCTTTAGGAAGCGAAATGAGGTAATTTATAAGGCAGATTCAGCAATTTAACATTGGAATTTTCATTTCCTCCAAACTTTGAGTCTGCCTTATTATTAACGGAATAAAAACGAAAGAAGAATTATGAATGATATTATATCAATTTATAAACAAGGGCAAAATATACAATTGCCTAGTAATTTAGCTAATTTTAGAAATGTTACTATTTCAGATAGAGATAGAAGAGAGTATATATGTCAAAATCTAGGAATTATATTAAATTATTATTTAGGTTGGCATACAAGTACTGCATCTTTTGAAGCCGGAATTATTGCAACAGGTGACATGAATCAGTATCAATTAGAAAAATATAATAGTATTGCACCTATTCGTATTACTCCTTCATTTAGATTGGCCCCGGGTGAAGCAAAAAGAGTAGCTCAAAGATTAAAGTATGTACCAATGGTATGGTCAAAAGTAAGACATGGTTGGTATAGTAACTGTGATAGATATATAAAAGCTAATGAAGATCTTATTGTTAAAGATACTCAAACTCCTAGTGTTATAATTAATAAATATAAATTTAGAGGAAGTAGAAATAACTCCTTTAGAAATAATAATATAGATGTTAATACTGAGTTTTGGAATCTTCAAAGTGAACATTGGGAACAATCTACACAGAGAAGTGAACAAAGTAGAATTGAAAATACTTATTATCATAGTAATAGAGATAGAGCATATGAGGATCTTTATTTAAGAGATTTTATTAATCCAAATACAGGAAATAATAATTGGAGATATAGTTGGGATAGAAATTCATCTTCAGAATCATCACTTATAAACTTACAACATTATACAATTCAAAGTTTTTGTGCTGATGTGTTCAATTTACTTAAAGAATCATTAACAATTAGAAGAAATACTCCTGAAATAGAATATAATGATGAAGAAGATTATACTCAAATGAGAGAGTTTCTTCTTAATCAAATATCTGAAATTGATAGATGTAACACAATTGTTGAAAATATAGCAAGTATAAGAGAAGTGATATTAACTAAGTATCGAGGTTCTATTAAAATGTATATGAAATTTATATTAGAAGAACCACATATTGATATTAGTCATCCTTCTGGTAGCAGTGAGTATTCTTCTGTAACTAGGAATATAAAAGATATTAATGGTAATATTTCTGATTTCATAGGAGTTATTCAATTTGAATTAAGTCTTATAAATAATAAATTTAGAAGAAGAAATGTTATATTTTGTGGATATAATGATAATTCTCATGTAAATCCTGGATTATATAATACAGCTAATCGTGATTCAAGAATAGCTAGAGTTATTAGAGGTATATTTAATTGTTTTACTTTAGATAGTCTCCAAAATAATACTTGTCTTAGTGAATATGAACATGATATTATGTCTTCTATTAAAAGATTAGACTATTTAACAATGCTTATTAATATTGTTAGCTGGTATACTGTTTATGTACCAGGTAGAACTAATCCTTATAGACATCCAAGACAATTATTCTTTGGTATTCCAAATGATATTCCTGAATGGTATAAAAGTCAGCATGATAGTAGTGTTGCAGCATGCGAAGCTCTTGTTATGACTGAATATGGTACAGGAGAAGCACGAAATGATAGTGAAACAGATATACTTAGACGTGTTACTGATGATAATTTAAAAGCATTATTGTTAAATCATTGTCATAATTGTTTTCATAATACTGATTGTCGTGTTAATTCTTATGCAAAAGGGATTGTTTATGGTGACAATGAAGTTGCTTATCAAGAAGCATTAATAGCACGTGAAGGGGCAATACAAATGCAAGAAGCGCTTGATCCTGGTGTAGCAGCTAGAGAGATTGAAGAAGAATCTGAATTAAGTCACAGTGAAGTTCAAGAGATTATTGAAGAAATTGTTGATACAGATCCTAGGCCTGCACATAGAAGAGTTGAACAGGTTATAGAATATGATGATCATGTAGTTCCGATTGAAACTGATCAAGAACGTACAATGAGATTAATGTCCGCCTGGAGTCAGGCAGAAAGGTAAGATATGGATGATAAATTCATAATGGCCCAAAAAGACTGGGATAAAATTATAGCTTATTCAAAAATGAGTTATGACAAATGGAAAACTGAAATCGGCGGCATGTGTGTCGCCCTTTTCGATGAAAAAAATAAAATTATGGTTATTTCAGATCCTGTAATTGGTAAACAAGAAGTATCTAGTACTCTTTGTACATTAGATAAGGAATGGCTTGCTGATTATTATGTAGAAATGGCTGTAAAATATGGTACAAAAGTTAGATTTGTTTGGTGGCATAGTCATCACACAATGGGTGTAAGTTGGAGTGGTACTGATACTGATACAATGCAAGAGTTTAATCAAGGTGATTACTCTATGTCTTTAGTAGTTAATTTAGCAGAAAATCATACATTTAGAATAAGCTGGTGGAAACCTACATCTGGATATATTGATACTAAATTAAAAGTATTAAAACCTGAATTTCAAGTAACTAAAGAAATGCAAGGAATTTTTGATGAATTAGTTACAAGACCAGCAAAAAGTATTACTAAAATTAATACTAATATTTATAATAATGGTTGGAGTAATGCAGGATGGAGAAATCAATATAAACAGCCAGGTAATTATGGTCCAGGTTATGTTGATGCTCAGTTGATGGATAGAACACAGACTCTTCAAGAGAAGTTTTGCGATACAATGGAAAAACTTTTAGATGAGGCGTTTACATATCAAAAGAAATGGCCTGATTTTGAGGAAGAATGGAAAGAAATTATAATAGATGCTGGAAAGCATGATATAGTTATTGAAGAATTTCCTAAATCAGAATTTGTTGAACTTACAGTAAAAGGAGAATTTCCTGATGCAACAGACTACTTTGAAAGCCCTGACCCTGAACTCTTTCTCACAAGAGGATGTACCGATGGATATGGGAATCCGCTACAGGAAAATCTGTTCAGAAATAGATAAACATCATTACAGCATATTTGGTTGCGGAGCTATAGGTAGTTCCGCAGCTGTATGTCTTGCTAAACATAATGCTAGGCATTTTTATCTTTATGATAATGATACAGTTAGTCCAGAAAATATAGGTATTAGTATGTTTAGAGAATTTGACATAGGTGAATCTAAAGTTGAATCTCTGAAGGAAATACTTGAAATAGGTGGAACTAATAGTAAAATACAAGTACAACCTCATAAAGAGTGGTTAGATCAAGATTCCGCCTTTACAAGTTATAAAGATGGACTTAATATTGGTATTTTATGTTTTGATAATATGTATTCTCGTAAAGAGATTGCAGGTATATGTTTTAGAGATAAGTTTAATTATATAATAGATGCACGTATGGGTCGTGAACAGATTCAGTTGTATACTGTTAAAAATATTAAAACTTATGAAAAATATTGGTATCCTGATTTTCAAGCAAGTAGTGATACTTGTGAAGAAAAAGGAACACCAGATGTTAGTATGATTTCCGGATCACTTATAACATCACAAATCAGGAAAATTGTTAATAAACAACCTTATCCTGAAGAAGTTTGCTTTCACATTCCTAGCATGGCGCTAGAATGTAATACCATGGTAAAATAACAAGGAGGGCTTATGCCTAATATACACTTAATGCACAACTCTGATAGCTTTGATCCAACAGATACAGAAGCTGTAACAGTTGGTGCTCTTAAAACAGAGCTTGGTGTACCTTCCACTTCTAGAGTTAACGTGAATACTGCAGTTGCGCAAGATTCCACCACATTGAATGATGGTGATATTGTTGCAGTAGTTACAAAAGACAAAAAAGGTGGAAGATAGTTAACCCTATCATTAAAGTCCTCGGAGATTATTTCGGGGACTTTTAATTAAAGGACAATATGTTAGAAATTAAAAAAGAATATGAAAAAACAATAGAATTTCCGATTAGAGGCAGAATATATAATGTTATTACTAATCAAGGTAATATTTATAGAAGATTATATTTTGTAGGTTATAGTAATGGGGTTGCAAAACCTCAATATATTTTTAAAGAATTAAACGGAACTAGAGTAAGTATAAACCCATCTTATCAAGTAGAAATGTGTGAAACTGACATACCTGATAATATTGTATAATAGGGTATATTCTTTGTATATTTAAAACCCCGCTAATTTTTAATTTAGGAAAATAGACGATGTCAATCATAACAAAACGAACACAACCTCTTACAGTAAATCCAGGTTTAACTTTATTATATGGAAGTAGAAAAGCTGGTAAAACTACTATGTTAGGAAAGCTAGACGATTGCTTAATAGTAGATACTGAAAGAGGTGCAAACTTTATTACAGGTGATATAGCTTCAATGGAAGGGCTTACAGATTTGAGAGATCTAGTCACTCATTTAGTTGGAGAACAATCAAAAGGTAATAAATATAAATATATAGCTCTTGATACTTTAAATAAAATAGTAGAATGGGCCGAAGAAGCAGTAGTATATCAACATAACCAAGCTAATCCAGGAGATAAAATTATATATTTTGGAGATTTATCTTATGGAAAAGGACATGCATTAGTTAGGGAGAAAATTGATAAACTTATTGATACATTTATTACTTTAACTGATCATTTAATATTGATTGGTCATAATAAATTAGCTTCTGCTGTAAATGAAACTAGTACTTTAGTAGATCCTGCATCACTTAATTTAACTGGAAAGTTAAAGAATATGATAATGGCTAAATGCGATAGTATAGGTTATGTTTTTAGAGAAGATGAAGATAGCACATTAAAAATATCTTTTAAATCTAATTCTGCTCTTGAAGCAGGATCAAGATGTGAACATTTAAAAGGTAAAGTGTTAGACTTTAAATGGGAAAATATCTTTAAATAAAACAGGAGATAATATGCTGGATATACCAGTTAAACGAACAGGCACTGGGAGTGGTCCTATTTATGTTAATAAAGCAACAGTAATAGATATTACAGCTGAAAAGGGAAAATATTCCGAAATTAGCTTAATTGTTAAAGCTGTTTTAGACAATGAACAGAAATGGGAACGTACATTTTATTTTAATGGTGGCTGGGAAAGAGATGAAGCAGGTAATATTATAGGATGGGGAGATATGGTTAAGCAAATTTTACCTTTCTTTCGATCTTTAAATATACCTGAAGACGTATTAACAAAAATGGATGAAACGGGCATTAAGGGTGCCTTTGGAGATTGCCTTCAGAAAGATTTCTCTTTTATTAGTTATCTAAATGATGAAAATAAAAGTAGAACTTCTAAAATTGTAGGACCCGCTGATGATGATGACGCTTTAATTGAAAAATTCAAAGAACAACATAATTATTGGGGAAAGAGGGCAAAGAAAAAGCAATGGTGGCCTAAAGACTTTAAAGGTTTTACACCTTCAGATAAAGCTGATTTTCAAATGAATAACAGTTATACTGGAGATAGCGAAACAGCCTCTATTCCATTTTAATTAATCTATATTAACAGCGTTATATCTTGTAGTATATGTATAGCGCTGTTTTTTTATATGGAGAATAGTATGAAAATTTATAAAGAATTTGTTAGAGGCCAAGTTAGACATACTGCAGATATTGTATCTATTGATGATATAGCTTTAAGGGCAAATACTGCGAATGGACAAGCTATGTTTATGTCTGTTTATGATTTTGAAGAAGATTATAAAAATTATGCAGAAGAAAATAATTCAATAGCTGGTTATAATGGTTCTGTTTCTATATCGAAATTATTCTTTGACATTGATTTGGGCAAAGGTGATAATGCTATAACAGATGAAATGTGTTTAACAAAAGCTAGAAATTTAGTAGATGAATTAGTAAATAAATGGGATTTAAATCCTTTTTATATTCAACCTTGGTTTAGTGGTAGGGGTTATCATATCATTACTCCTGACTTCTTTGGTTTTCAGCCTGGAATTGATACTCCTACGCATGTAAAGGCTACTCTAACGCATTATTTTAAAGATATTGATCCAATGGTTTATGATAAAACTAGGCTGCTTAGAATGGGTAATAGTAAGCATGCAGATAGTGGTTTATTTAAAATTCCTTTAGAAATTGCAGAATTGATGAATTTGAAACCTTCAGAAATACAAGAATTAGCTAAAGAAAAAAGAATAAATAATAAGTTTTTATCTGATTGGTCTAAATTTTCTCCTCAATTTGAAGATAAGATCAAAACTAAACTTAAAACACAAAGCGCTAAAATAGTAGAACGAGATAAATTAACTAATTTATATTCTGATGCTAATGATTATCCAGATCCAACAGCATTTGTTACTTGCTGCCAAACTATGTATAATCAGGGGCCCGTTAAAGGAAATAGGCATCATACTATATTAGTATTAGCTGCTTGGATGAGAAGAGCAGGTATGGCTAGAAATTTAGCAAGTAGAATGTTAGTTGATTGGGCTGCTGCAGATATAAATGATGAATCAGATTCTTTAACAGCTAAGGAGGTTATCCGCTGCTCTAATCAAGTATTTGATAAACCTTACTTTTATTGGTGTGATAATAAATTAATGTCTAAATATTGTAATGAAAAATGTGTTTATTACAGCCAAAGAGATGATAGAAGCAGTTTTAAAGCAAATAATATAATATCTGCTCAATTTATAGATTGGTATATGAGTTTCAATACTGATAATAGCGTAGATATAGGTACTTTTTGTGGCTCGTCTAACGCCTGGTGGGCAAATCCGTCAGAATTAGTCATACTATCGGGAGATTCAGGTGCAGGTAAAAGCGCATTTATGCAAAATCTTATGGTACATTGTGGACTAAAAACAGCTTACTATCAAATGGAAATGGGCGAAGAGTTGGATAGATTGAGGTTTAATAAAATGTATTTTAAGAAAGATGATGAAGAACTGAAAGAATTTTTCTCATCTATGTCTAGGGATGAAATGATAGAAAGTCAAAAAGTATTTGATAATATCTATTTTAAATCAGCTAGCCCTAATATACATAAGATTAAACAAGAAGTTTCCTTGTTTGAACCTAAATTAATTGTTATTGATACTATGGATATGATTCAAAGTAGAGCTTACAATAGATTAGATCAGCAAAGAGAGGTTGTTGTTTCTTTAAAGAAATTAGCAATAGAACTTAATACTATAGTTGTAGCTATAGCGCATAAAAATAAGTCAGCATCTGATACTAATAGTGAATATTACAATAATGATAATAACGCTATATCTGGCGATGGATCTATTTTCCAAAAAGCAGATAAAGTATTATTTATTACAACTCCTAAAGGACAAAGTTCTAGGGAGCGTAAGGTAATATCTTCTAAAAATAGAAATGAAGGCTTATTAAATGAAGATATGATATTTATTGGAGAAAAGATGGTTTATATACCAAAGGAGGAATATTAATGGCTTATTCAATCGATCAAATGATTGCTGAAAAGGTTAAGAAAGAGCTTGTTTCGCTTAAAATAGAAGTCGTAAAATTATTGAATGATCGCATAGATTTATGTGAGAAAGAAATAACTTATGAAGAGGAGTGTATTAACAATGGTACATATAGGGATAGATCCGGGTAAAGGAGGTGGTATTTGTTTTATAAAAAATAAGGATATAGCTGTAGCATATAAATGTCCTGAAACTATAGAACAAATGACCTCAATTCTTAAAAAAGAAATTAAAGGATTTAGAAAGAAACAAGCAACAATTGAAAATGTACACAGTATGCCTAGAGATGGCGTAGTAAGTGCTTTTAGTTTTGGAAGAAATTTCGGCACTTGGCTAGGTATACTGACAGCATTAAATATTGATTTCAACATGGTTTCTCCACAAAAATGGATGAAAACCTTTCACCCCCTTCCAAAAGAGAAAAAATCAAGAAAACATAAATTAAAACAAATAGCTTTTGATTTACATCCTGATGCTAAAAATACATTATCTACTGCTGATGCTGTTCTTATAGCTCATTATGGTTTAACTTTAAAATGATTTCTCAATCAGATTCAATAAATACAGTTATAAAAGAATGGATAAATAAAGGATGTATAGACCCTCATACAGAGTTGTTATGTAAATCCTTATTAGCTGTTATTAAGGAACAAGAAAGAACTAATTTATTATTATTGGAGATTTTAAATCGACAAGCTAGAGATAAAAAATGAATGTTGGACTTGCATATATCAAGGTCTTAAGGGTAATACTTTTTTAGGAAATTGCCTTTTTTTTAGAATTTTAGGAAAAGATCCTAAACCTATACCGATGGAAATTATAGATAAAGGTTGTTCTAATTGGAAAAAGAAAAATAAAGAAAATCATCCATTATTAGTGGATATAATTAAAACATTTAAAGGAAGAGTATTATTATGATAGATTTTAAAATAATCTTAGGAACATGGATGGGCTATTGTAATGAATCTAATAGAAAAGAACGTTACGATGGTATGGAGGAATGGTATGGTGGATCTTCTAGCGGAAGCTGTAGAAGGAAACTATATTATAAAGCTAAATCATATAAAAAAACTAACGAAACTAGCCAAGAATCATTAAGAAAAATGCGCTTAGGAACGATATTCCATGAAGACATGGAAAAAGCATTAGAAATGTTTAATGATCAAAGTCAAATAGAAGGTTGGAAAGAAGGTAAATTTCATATTGAAAAAGAATTACGAGTACCTGATTTAAATTTAAGAGGATTTGCTGATGCTATTTATGAATCTCCTGACGGAAAGATTTATTTATATGATTTTAAAACAGCAGGTAGTTTCCCTTGGAAATTAAAATTTGGGAAAAAGGGTAAAAAAGATGATATACGATATAGTTTACAATTAGGATCTTACGGTGAAGCTGTTAAGAGAACTTTTGGAAGACTTGATGGAATGTATCTTGTTTATTACAATAAAGATAATTCAGATATGCAAACAGTTGAAGTACCTCTTTATTATACAGAAGAAGCCATTAAATGGTGGAAAGAAACAAATAAATCTCATGAAAATGGACTACCTCCTCTTAAAGTTGGAGAGAATCCTTCTGCAGTATGGGAATGTAATTATTGCGATTGGAAAGACTGTTGTATTGGGTTTGAATAAGAAAGAAAAAAGTATTTATTGGAAAAAGTATGGCGAGAAATACCGATCTAATAAAGCTAAAATAATGGAAGAAGCCTCTGGCGGTAGATGGTGGTTAAAAGCTTATTTTGAAATATCTGAGTATGAAAATCGTATTGCCCGTGGTAATATTAAACCTAAAATTAAAAATGATAAGGATTATAATGAGTAAAGTTGGTGAATATTATAGAGAAATAGAGGAATTAAATATTATGAATACAAATGTAAGAACTACTAGTTTAAAAGCATTTAAAGAATTAAATGAAACTGGTAATAGTGATAATCAACAAAGTCAAATATTAAATTGTATGGAAATAGGAGAAAATTATTCCTTGAGGGAAATAAAATCTCTTGTTCATATAGATATTAATGCTGTTAGTGGTAGAGTAAATACTTTAAAGAAAAAAGGAAAACTTAAAGAAGCTTCAAAACGAAAATGTTCAATAACAGATAGATTAATAACACCAGTTTATAAAGTTATAATATGAAAAAAATCATATTTGATGCACTTATGAAAATGGATATTATACCTGCTATAACTGAAACTCGTGAAGAAGGTCAAAAAGAATATGCTCATGATGTAAATAATATATTTGCTAATTTTGAGCGTGTAGCAGACACTTTATCTATTAAAAGGGAGAAAGTATTAATGGTTTACTTTCTTAAGCATATAGACGGTATTATAGCTCATATAGATGGACATAAGAGTCAACGAGAACATATACATGGGAGAATTACAGATGCAATTGTCTATTTAACTTTATTATGGGGAATGCTTGATGAATAATTATAGAGATTTAATATTTTATTTAAAAGGGTTAATAATAATATTAGAGGGCTTAGATAGTCAAGATGACTCTGTTAAAGTTGGAATGATAAGAGATGTTGAAAAAAATATTGGAATATTGGCTAATAACTTAGAAAGACTGGTTAACTAAACAGATCGGGTAGTGTAATAGCGCTTTAAATGTAAGTCATTCTTACAGCCTGGCCTCTGTTTATGTTAAATATGTTTTTGCTGTAGCTTTCTTTCTATGCTGCTCAAGTTTTTCCAAAGCGTCTCTTATTTCTTTTGGTATTAATGCTGGATTTCCTATTGAACCTTCAAATGCATCTTTCTTTAACTCTTTAGATTCTTTAGTTTGATATAAACCTAATTCATATTGTAATCCTGAACCTATATTGCCTTGTAAAATACTAGGTAATGTTGAATATAATCCTCTTCCTAAAGCTACATTTAATAATCTAATAGTTTCATAAGCTTTTTTATCATCAGATTTTAATGCATAGTCTTCATAACCTGTTAATAGCATTTGTAAAGTATCATCGTCCATATGAGTAAATTCCCATATATTACCTAATGCTAATGCATCTGATACTACAGGAGCTCCTATAAATGGTAGACCTGTTAAAACACCTTTGCCATAGTAAGCTTTTTTTATATCTTCTTCGTCACCTGTAAAGAGAGCCCATAGTTTATCTATTTGTTCTTTTACACTATGTTCTACTATATTTCCAAAGTCTAATCCAGTTACTGCTGATGCTATAGCAGGTGCCATGAAATATGTTAAACCCATCTTGTATGCTTTTTGTGCTCTAGCGCCAGTTATATCGCCTGCTAGTATATCATCACTTGCATTTAATGCTAAATCTTTATTGTATTCTAAGAACTTCATACTATAATGTTGGAACTGACCTAGTAATCTACCTGCAGGATTAGTTAACCATGAAGCTTTCGCTATATCAGCATAATCAAAATGCATTAATGATACTTTTTTAATAGCATAATTTCTAGCTCTTTTAATAATTTCAGCTCTAATTTGTGTATCAGACATACCTTCTTTAGTTAAAGCAGCCTTATAATTAGTAGAGTTATCTAGCTGATTATACATCTCATAAAAACCAGTTTTAAATGTAACCTTTCTATTCCAATTTTCAACTTTAGACATCATAAAACCACTTTTACCAGCGAATGCCTTTATTTTATCATGTATTCCTGATAATGGAGAAGGTTTTCTAAATTCTATTGTTTCATTATTAGTTATTCGTATTTTCTTTGTAAAGTTTTTACCAACAGTTTGCCCTTCTACTAGTTCAGGAGGTGCGTCCGTGGAGAATAATATACCAGCCTCGTTCATCATGTCTTCCACTTTACGACTTAAAGTTAAATTATTTTTATAGAATGAATTTGATTTAGCCATCATAATAGGGCCAAACTCTACGATATTTAATAGTCCTTGAGTTGCATTTTTAAATGGAGATCTTAAATTGAATCCCAATTTTGAAGTAAATTCTAACGCCAGAAGACTTCGCATAGCTAATTCAGCTGTTTCATTTTCAAATCCTTTAGAACCTTTCATACGTTTATTCATATCTTGCATCATCTCAACTGTACCGCTAGCAAATCCATCTAAAGGTTGACCATTTTTAAATAATTCTTTGGCTTGATTTAAAGATTCCCTAGTATATTTATCAGCATGAGAGATCATATTAAATCTGTCTATCTCATCGACATATCTTTTTAAAGTGGGAAAGAAATTTCTTGAGTATTCATTCTTAGTATCAACCCCTTTACCTAAATCTACATGAGCTCGACTCTTAGCTCTGCCAGATGTATACCCTCTTAATTCTGTGATAGCTTGTTCTACATTGTTAGAATTTGAATATAGGCTTTCAGATACAGCATCAGATACTCTTTGCAAGTGAGGCATTAAATTGTCTAAATAATCTGTATTTAATAATCTTCGATAATGAGGGAAATATCCTACTACTTTATCTGGTGTAATTTTTTTCTTTATATTAGTAACTATTTCGTCTAATTCTTTTGTACTATATTTACCAAGCATGCCAGCTCTTATTGAATCGACATAAGCATTTATTCCGCCTTCTAATACAGTATGCATTTCATTCATTAAATCCACATATTCTATTATAGCGTTACGCATAGAAGCAGATTTTATTTTCTCGCTTAAAATAGGCTGTAAAACCTTAGAGCGTATACTTTCATACTTCTCTCTGGTCATCTTGCCTTTCATCATGTCCTTTTTATAGACTTTAGCCTGATCTAACCACTTACCTAAAGATTCTTGGTGTAACTTAGGGAGAACTTTTTCAACAGTCTCTAGCATTTCATTAAAAACTTTACCCTCGCCTTTAGTATAAAAATCGTCTTCTTTTTTCAAAGCAGAAGTTAATTTATTTTTTGCTCTAAGTACATTATTATATACATCTAATGAAAGTTTTTCTATATTAGCTTCAAATTCAGTAGCTTTTTTTGTAGCCTGAGCAACTTGCCTATCAATAGCTATAGCATTAGGCAAAACAGACTTTAATGGTTTAAAATCAGCTCCAAATCCTAATTCAAGCATATTTCTCTTCATATAGTTTAATATATTATTAAAAGATCTATTATGTCTATTTGTTCTACCTTGATATGCTAAGTTAACATTATGTAGATTGTCTGTAAGAGTAGCTAATTGAGGATTATTCCTTGAGATAGAATCTGGTAAATAAAACATGGAACCAAACTTATGTGTAAGCGTTCCCTTTTCTGAAGCACTATTAACTTTAGCTAATTCTCTCCTAAATGTTTTAAGTAAGCCTTTAGTATAAGGAATTTCAGCTACTCGCTCCATGCCCATATCGAATATCTTTTCATGGACAGTACGAACAATAGTATCTGTTTCTTTTCCAAATCTTTTCTGCATAGCTGGATTCTCAGTAAACTCAAGAGCTATTTTAAACATCTCTCCAGCTAAACCTGTTATGTCACAGCCTGGTCCAGTTGATCTCATTAGTTATCCTTTACTTATGCACTTTCTTTAAAAATTCTTTAGGTATCCCACCTGCTATTCCATAGTTATATACCAGCATATCACTATCATCATAAAGAGATTTGCCTCTTAAATCGCTAATTTTTTCCATCTTCTCAAATTTACTTTTAGGGATTTCAAATTCTAAAACAGTCACCTTTTTTCCCTTTTTCCCCCATATTCTTGCTTCAGCAAAATTATTACTAACCCAAGCAGTTCCTTTGGATAGATCATCCTTTCCTGTTGAAGGATTAAATCTACTATAATCTGAGCCTACAAACTTACCTTCTTTGACCATTTTGCCCGAATGCCACTTATCTACCCCTCTATATAAAGTCACCATTTCTTCACCAGCTTCTTTAGCGGCCTTTAAAGCTCTTTTACCAGCAACAAACTGTCCAATAATAGGAATAGCTGAAGCTCCTGACAATACAGCTTCTCCAAACTCTCCTTCAGCAGCATATAATAATGCATCCGCTGCATCAGCCACATTCCCATATCCAGGGGTAAAACCAGCAGCCATTAAAGCTGTATGAAGACCTTCAGTGCTAGTATCACTCTCTTGCTTAAAAAGATTAGCAATAGTTTTGTCTGGCTCTGCAACTTGTAGCATATTATTAAAAGCTTCTGTGTCTATTTTATCTGGCATTATTTAGGGCAAGCTCTTGCAGCTTTATTAAACTCATTAAAAGAATCTCTTACTGACCCTGAAGATTTCTGACTCTCTTTTATATCACGGCCTTGCTTTATAAACTTACGCAGCATACTTAATCTATATTCACTTAATAATGCTAATGGTTTTATTGAAGCTCCACCAGATGAACCTGCCATTAATGCTAATTCAGGGCTCATGCTATAACCACTTATCTCAGAAACACCTTCTTCGCCTATTCCTTTAGTTATTACTTTACCAAGACCCATCTCTGTTAACTTCTGACGAACACCTTCTTGCATAAGATGATAAGATATAGGATCTAAATAGTTATTTTGCATCATTAACTGATTAGTATAAGATAACGCTGTCTCTAGCTTTTTATAGTCAGGGCCTTTATGATTTAATAGCTTTGTATTTATAAGATTTCTAAAAAACTCTATATTAGTATCATATTCAGGACCCATTCCAAAGACATCTTTATTAAACACGCCTTTTTCAGTATTTATAGACTCATATCTATCCCAAGTATTTACAAGTTTACGACTATATCCAGGAACATTATTAATAATACCGAGTATACCCTGATCATTTGTTGGAATTAATCCAAAATTACCGTCAAAGAAATTACTATAAGCAGAATAACGCTTAGTTAAGTGCTCTATTGTAAGTTTTAAATTGTTTTTTTCTTGATGATTTGTCTCATTATTAAACTTATCTAGTAAAAACTTAACAACTCTTTTAAACCTACCAGACGCTTTAGAACTAACAGCTATGGGATTACCGTTATATATACCTATTGTAGTCTCAGCTTTAGTAGGCATTGCATATTCTAGTAAAAAAGGCATACCATGATCCCCATAACCTTGATTTAACGCTAAAGCTAAATACTCTTCAACCTCCATAGGATCTTTTTTAGTACTCATCCTTTTTTTCATCATCTCAGGATTTATCTGAGTCATCTCTTGATATTCAGAAGTTGTGCCCGCACTAAAGTATTCACTATATTCTTGAGCAGTTTCAGCCTTTAAAGCTGTAACTTCTTTATAGAAATTACTTACATCGCCTGCAGTTGTAAACTTTTGACTTAACTCATGAAGAGTATACCATTGAACGGTCCCTTCAAGCATATCTTTATCTCTAGAAATATCTACAAACTTTATACCCTCTAAATACTTAGCATCACCTGTTTTTAAGTATTTATCCGGGAGATAGCCTTTTAATACAGCTTCTTTTTCTTTAATTAATTCAATTAAAGATTCTATTCTGGCTTTTCTTAAATTCTCAGGAATCTCTTTATTTCTAGCTATATTTCCTATTTGTCTTTTCCAATATTTAATTATCTTAACATCTGAGTTTACCTTACCTGTTAATTGAGGTATGATTTCACGCATACGATCAGTTAAATTGCCTTCTCCAAATGACTCTTTAGAGTAGATTATTTCATTAGCGACTGCCTGCATTTCTTTAAAGCCTTCACCCTGGAGTAAGATATTCCCTTTTCCATTATTACCTAAAGGATCGTTATGCATTATCTCTCTATAAATTCTTTCTACAACAGAGCCGTGATCACCTCCAGAAGCAGCAGTCATTATACCTTTATCCATAGCACCTTGCACTAAAGGAGACTCGTTCCACCATCTATACATATATTTGCCAGACGATTTATTGTCACCCCTCTCTCTCATTAACGCTGCATCATATTCCTCTAAAGCCTTCCCATATAACTTATCAGCTGTCTTGTTATATTTAGCCCTAAGTTTTTGATGAGGTTTAAACATTGATTTTACTAATTCATTGTCACCATGTTTAGCTTTTACGTTTTTATAAATTGTACTCGTCATGTCCTCTAAATGTCCAAAATAAGCATGAGTTATAGACATTATATCTTCATATTTTGCAGGACTACCTTGACCTGTATTATCATATACTTCAGTACTTAAAGTTAATAATCTGCCATGCTCAGACATTAAAGTTTTTATAATAGTTCTTTCTTCAGGAGTTAAATCGTATTCTCCTGTAGGATTATCTTCAGTTTTAGGACCAAATTTTCTAAACAATCTAATTCTACTATTTTGAGGACCCTTAACACTTTGCGCCGTCTTTTGCGCAGATAAACTTGGAACATCGTCTTTAGATATAGATTTATCCATTATAGGGAAGAGATAATCATTTCTCCAATCCATCATCTTATTTACAATTCTTTGATCGACGCCTTTCCAATAATCAATAATAAGCTGGGATTCTAAGGCAGATCTTTCAAAAAAGCTAGCATTGTCATAGTCTACAGATACAGTAAACTCATTCTCTCCATGTGTGTATTTTAATAAATCTTTACGCCCAGTTGTTTCATTAGTAGTGCCCAGCTCAGATAAATGGTTTACTAGCCTAACAGTTTTCTGTACAAGTCCTATGCCTTTTTTAAGCACTCTATTATTACCATCAAATGTATTCCAACCAGCATTTTCTCTCCCAGAATTAGATAAACTAAGTTCAGGAACCTTTCCTTCATAATTACCTGTATTTACAGTATTTACCCAGTGCCGTTGTACTCTTTGATTGTGTTCCCAGGTACCTCTATTCATACCCCAAAAGAAGTCAATTTCATCTACATCGTAATCACCTTCAAATATATTAAGAACATCAAAGTCATTAGCTATAGCTGTGTTTCCATGGTCTTTACCTAGGAATCCTTTAAGTCTAAGTATAGCTAAATCATTAGGCGTAGTCCTTGGATAACGTGTAGTCATTATACCTACAGCTAAGTCTTCCCCTAAGGCTTTATTTAATACTTCAATTTCTGAATGCAATAAGCCTAAGTTTCCATCAATAGTAGTTTTCTCCCAGAAATCTCTAAAGCTTAACTTAAGTCTATCGCCTTGCTTTTTCAGCAGAGCATCGTATTCGTTATACATTTTCTCAAGTCTTTGCTTTAAAGGGAATACTCCACCATTATTATCCACGATCCTAAGCTCTAAGTCTTTGGTTTTTCCTGAGAAATCAATCGAACCTCTAGCTGTAAATTCAGGAAGCATTATATCGCCATGGAATATTTTAGTGTCTTCTTTCTCACCCGTACGAACAGTAGGCTTTAAATTTCTAAATTCAAAATTCTGTTTTAATACAGACTTACCACCATAAGCATTACCACCCATAATAGAAGGAGGGCTCATAATAGGATCTAGGAAGTGAGATTTCACCGCATCTATTAATACGCCTTCGCCTAACATCCTTACATCTCCACCCATAGCAGCTATTTGCATATGATGTCCTAAGTTCTCAAGACCTTCAGGGCTATTCTGCATATCTTCTAGCGTTGTACGAGGATCTATTTTTTTAAGTTTTAGTAAAGCTAATCTTTTATATAAACCATCTTCAACAAACTTAGCCATTGTACCATCTACTAATAATTTGTCTAATCTGTTTTTATAGAAAGCGTTATAATATTCACCAGCCTCAATAGATTCCATATAATTAGGAATAGAGTATGATTGCCTAGCTGGCATTTCAGCTTCAGGTATAATGCTAATACCTACTTTATCTTTAGGTATAGTTCTAATAAACCGATCTATTTCCGAACCCTCTATTTTAATCATTTGATCAACAGTTTTATCTATATATCTAGGTCGATCCTGATTAGAGCTCTTTTCCCACTCCGCCTGAGATATAGCTGATTTCATCTTATCTGCACTGCGAGTTATAATCATATCTAAATTTTTACTTTTGCCAAATATCTCAGATTGAATATGAGGATCATATACAAACACTGTTTTAGCATACATCATATCATTTCCTTCACCATTAGATGATACGATAGGCTTAAAGACAGCAGCTCCAGTAGTTCCATAATACAGATTTAAAAAGTCAGCATAATCTTTAGAAATAAACGATATACTGTCATAACTAGACTCATCATTTCTGTCGCCAAGCATTTTCTTCCAACTAGTGCCTCTAAACTTTAATGCTTCCTCATTTCTTGTTGAAACTTTAGCATGATCTTTATCATTCCAAACTATATAGCCTAAATCTCTTTTTTCAAAACTTCTTAATAAATTCATATCAGAAACATTAGTTAAGCTTTTTCTTAATGCAACTAATAAATCAGCATCCATACGTCTAAACGATGGAGTATGAAAAAGACTAACTCTCTTACTCATTTCAGCTAACTCTGGGCTATTCATCGTTAATGTTTCTAAGAATCGTCCTTGTACTTTACTGACAAGCATATCATTTATAATGATAGATCTCATTGCATCTTCATGTACAGCGCTCCAAGTTTTAGTCTTCTCGAGATTATCCATCATCTCTTTTAATCGACTGCCTTGTGGATTCTTCATATCTTTTTTATAATACGGTTTAAATATCTTTTCTCTATAAAGTTCAGCAACTTCTTTAAAACTAGACTCAGGAACACCAATTGGATTTTTAGCATTACCCATACGAATAATAGCCATCCCTTTATGATCTCCAGTAGCTTCATCCCAAGTATATCTTTTTATAGTATCATAAAAATGTTTTTGTTGAGCCTCAGCAAACTGTTTACCTCGACGGTCCGTAGATACTGATGAATCATAATCTAATACATTTAGGGAAGCAGATTTTACCTTCCCTCCTTTAAAGTAATGTGTAAAAGATTCGCCATTAACAAAGACATAAGGGATACCAGATTCATCTAGAAGATCCGTAAATGGACTTCTCTGCTGGTTTTTCATCTTAGACACAGGATCACCCCGGTTTACACTTAACTCAGGTTTAGAGATCGTTCCCTTTCTTAATATAAATATTTTTTGAACATCTCTTGAAGCTCTTATATATTCAGCTTGATAGTTTGGATTAGATACAACTTCACTACCTGTGACTTTATTTCCACCTATAGTGAACTCCATTTGCTCTATAAGTCTTTCGTGTGGATTTTCATTTACATCTTTAGTAGTTGGGTTATATAATGCTTTTTCTATTAAATCGTTTTGCTCTACAGCTTCTTGATATTTACTACCCATTCCTCGTTCTAATGGAAAATACTTCTCAAAGAAACCTTGTTGTGTCATAGCACTACTATGGTCTTTAAATTTAGATCGGACGTCTAAATCAATATCCGCTGAACTTATTTTATTCTCTATATCCGACATATATACGCCAGATTTTTGTAACCATTCCTGTAATTCTGATCTAACTTCAGCTTTTAGCTCTCCAGTATCAGTAAGGAAATCTTTATTTATAATATATTCAAGAGTATTTTGTCTTTTATTAGTCGTTATAAGACCTTTACTTATCATATTAAAAAGTAAATCGTTAGGCCTTTCAGCATTTTCTACCCATTGAACCAAACCATGTTTTAATGGATCTGCTCCATTTAATGTAGCAATAAAGTCTATTAAAGTTTCTTGAGCCTGTTGTTGCTGTTTTGCTTCAGATTTTCTTATAATTGTATCTAAACCAATAGCTTCTTGTTTACTAACCCGAATACCTCTGCGTGTAACTCTATCAGACACAGTCGTAGTTATAGCCCCATCAAAGTCCATTATAGATTCATCTAAATTTATAAATGACTTACCCTCATAAGTGGCTCTTTTTATTAAATTATATATATAATCATTATATCTTTTAGCTAGTTTATAATGAGTTGTCCTCCCGTCTAGAATAGATAAATCTATTTTTCTAACAGAGAAACCGGTACCACCATCAACTGTAGTACTGTAATTTGCAAATGGAAGTTCTAACCCAGATAAATCTGCAAGAATAGCGACATCATTATTAGTTATTTCTGTATTTTTTATAATTTCAGATGTAATTCTTTGAGTAATATTAGCCCTAAACATATCTAATATCTCTTTTTGAGTATTTATCTTATTGGCGTTTAAATATTCATTAAGTTCATGTATTTTTTCTACTTTAATTGTAACTTTATCTGTGGTATTTACATTTATAGACTTATTCCCTTTAGTAGCTAATATACCTATAACTGATTTTAATAAAGCCTCTTCATTCCCACCTTTGTAATCAAGCTCTCCCTTGTCAATTTCTACATTATGGAATGAAAGTAAATCAAATAAAGGTAAATCTTCTTTTGTAGCATCTTTTCTATCAGCTCTTGGTTTTATTATACCTACATCTACAAGCCTGGATCGTAATTCACCAAACTTTTCATTTTTTGTATCATCAAAAAACTCAGATATTAAATCCATACTTTTATGACCATGTCTAATCATTAATGGAGCTGTATAATGGTCCATCTCATTAAAGGTAAAGTTCAAAGATTTCTTTCCAGTATTAAACTTTTCATTAACACGTTGCTCTCCAAGTCTCACTTGCTCTACCATACTTCTAACTTGAGCTTCACTAGTTAATTCAGCATGCCATTCAGCTGGATTAGAGGTTATTTCACCTTTCATAATACCATTATTAATTTCTATTAATTTGTTTGTACTTTGTTGAGCTTTTAAAACAGTTTCAATTTCAAGTCCTTCATAATTACCTTTTTTAATAGCATCAAGTAGTCGCTGATTTATAGTTACCATTTCAGGCAATGTACCTAAACTTCCACTACTAGGATCATTTAAAGACCAATTGTCTGTAGAATTATTAAGTATTTCCCTAAGGCTATGCCCTAATTCACGCTCTAAAGAATCAGTCAATTCTTCAGTAGACTCTCTCATTATATCTTTAAAGTCTTGTAATGTCTTTATTTTTTTAGTGCCGAAAGAAACTTTTTTAATTACTCTTTCTATTTCAATCATTTCTTTTTCAGTAATTTGTGCTGTAGGTTTTACAGATAATTCTCCAGAGGCACCCGCAATCCATTTCATAAACTCATTAAATAAAGGTCTATCTACCTTAGATGCTCCTATTGTTGGAGATCCGTCTTTTGTACTTATTACTAAATCTTCATTATTCTCGCCTATTATACCTAATTCTCGGGCTTTATCTCTAAGTTCTTTAAAAGCAGGATTTGTTAATGGATTAATACTTGCAAATTGATCTTCTGATAATGTAGGATATAAATCATACATATGTGTTTGTGGAGTACCGTGTACATGTAGTCCTCTTCGTAATGCTGACATTTTTTGCATATTCATATCAGGGGTAAGAGGTCTACCTTTTCTATTAATAAATGCTCCAATTAATAAAGAAGTAGCTATATCTTCAGCAGGCATTTCATAGCCTTTAGATAAATCTATCATTGTTCTTGCATTCATTATTGCTGTACCGGCTATAACTCTAGGCCAATTAGCTAAAGTACTTTGGAAGTCTTCAGTTACAGCTGCTAGCATCATATCTCGGCCGTATTTTCTCTTTTGTCCTTCTAGAGCAGCTCTTAGTACTTCTGTAGCTTTTGCTTTATTTCCACCTACATGCGTTAATATATTACTCATAGGATCTTGAAGATTAATTTCCATTCCTTTATAAGATATAATAGATGATTCTCCGTTAAGCTGTAAGCTTTTACCTATTAATTCAGAATGCTTTTTCAATTCTGTTTCAGACAACCCTTTATATCTAGGCTTGGAAAATAAAGTTTTAACTCCAGCCATAAAATCATCACTAGTAATAGAAGATTTACCTGCTGCAGGAAGTAACTTAAGTGTACCAAATGCAGCACCTACACCTACACCCCATAAAGGAGCTGTAAAATCATAAGGTCTATCGTCGTGAATTGAATGAGATACTTCCATAGCTGCGTCTATTAATCCAAACATAACACCTTCTTGAATCATACTTCCTACTACAAAACCGAATTTATTAGGATGTCGCTTCATCATTAAATCAACAAAATCTTGCATAGGCCTTGTGCCTATGTTTTTATCGAACTGCTCTCTTATAAGTCTAGCTTGCTTGTGAGTTATATCGCCCCTTATAACACCACCCTTAACAACTTCTTTAATAGCTTTGCTAGCTGAATCACCCCAATTAGTAGCAACACCTTTAGCTGCTTCTGTAAACCTAGCTGTATGAGCTGTATGAATAAGTCTTTTCTTTATAGTCTTATCAACTAAGTTTTTAGCTGTTTTAGTACCACCCTCTTTAAATATTGTAGCACTAGTCTTCTTAACTATTTGGTCTACCGTCTCTGCCCCAACCTTCTTAATAATTGGCTTAGCTAATAAGCTTGTAGCTTTAGCACCAACTTTCATAGGAGCACCCCATATAAAACCTAGTGTACCACCAATAGCAGAGCCTACTTTACCAGGTATTGTTTGTGGAGTTAAATAATTTTCTTCCAGCTCTTTACCAAAAAGATAATTTGATGCAGGAGCTAAAGTTCCAAAAGCAGCTTCATCAGCAAAAGACCATAAACCTTGCCCTACCATATCTATAAGGGCATTTCTCTTCTCACGAACTTGTACATCTTGTTTTACATCAAATTGGTTATAATCAGGTATTGCATCTGACTCCATGAAGTTTGGAGTTTTAAAGTATTCATCTAAAGTATTTGTTTGTATTCCACCTAAGCTATTCTCGTCTTCAGTGTTATAGTATACATCATATAAGCTTGGCATTAATTAGCCTTTATTATTTTATTATATAAATTTATTTTCTTATTATATTCTTTCTCTAAATCTGCTTTCCTTATTTGAGTCTTATTCTTAAATGAAACTAAGCCAGTACTTACACCAAATTCCTTACTCCAATCTATATACATCTTTCTTTTTCCAAGATTACCACTTCCTAAACCCTTTTGATGAAATTTCAATGAACTCTCTATAGCATCTATTTCTTTTTTCAACTTTTTAGTCGTAGTTCCCCATGAATATTGTTCAGTATCTTTAATAACTGAAGGTTGAAGCTGTAAAGGAAAGGATATTAAATGATCTATATCAAAATCAGGATCAAGTTCTTCTATCATAGATACTTCGGTTTCAGATAACTTTATCCCTTCAGGAAGTTTACCTCCACCTAATTCTGTTGATTCTAAAGCTTGTTGTTTCAACCTATTTAAACTATTAAATATTTCATTAGCTGCATCTATTTTTGACAACTTTCTTATAGCCGGAATCCTATGACCAGGAGTTGCAACTTGTCCTAATCCATATCCGCCCCCTCCTGTGTCTCTAGGTGTTTTATGCCAATAATCATCTATCTTTTTGATTCCAAGTCCTATAGAATTATAGGTGTTACGTATATCTAAATATCTTTTTTCAAGTTTATCGTTTCTAGAGCCGAACATTTTAGCTAATACATCAGGATAAGCAAGGGATTCAGCATATATTAAAGATTTATAAAGCTCTGCTTGCTCTTTTTGTAATCCTAATATCTCGTCCATATCTGCATTGTATTTCTTTTTTATATCCGTATAATCCTTTACAGCTGTATTATATCTCTCTGTTTGTTCTCCAGCAAGGTCTAATGCATCTTCAGCTTGAAATTCTAAAGCTGTATAGGCTTCTGGTGTCATAAATTGACTATTCAGAATATTAGAGTCTATTAATGTATTTGTTATTTCTTTAATCTTTTGATTAGATATATCTGCGCCTGTAGTATCTATAGGAATAGTATCTTCTGCCATGTATTCTAAAAAGTTAAATATTTTTGGTTGGGCCATATTATACTCCTATTTGATATACATTAAAGAAGTTCTTGCTAATTCTATCTCTAACCATTGTTCTAGTTGTTTATACATCGCAGGATTTGTTTTTCGTACGCTTTTAAGTTGCATTTTAATATCTGCTTGTAGACTATTATATTCAGGAGTTTTTTCCATTCCTTGAAATTCTAAGGATCTAAGTTTATTAAACTTAGATGAAAATCCCCTCTTATCCATCATTCGGTGAAATGGCGTAGGATCTAAATTAGGTTTAACTAAATTACCTTCATTATCTAAATTACCTTCATTAGTTGTTTTAATCCATTCATCTGACAGTCTTGCTGCTTTATCTAGTTTTATAAACATATTATAAGATACAGAGAGAGCCTTAGCTGTACTAGGTCTAAATTTAGTCAGTAATTCCATATATTTATTGCCAGTAGAGCCTTTTTTGCCTAATCCAACTCCTCTTAAATATTCTAAGGTAGCATCTGTTCCACCACCATCTTTTCCTACATACCATAACCCTCTAACAAAAGATTTAAATCCTATTATATCGGGATGGTTTTTTCCTAGGACTGTATCAATATTATCTTCTATATCGGCAAGTGTTGCAAGGCCCATACCATCTGGCGTTCTCCACATCATAACAGCTGTTTCGTCAGCCCAAATTGGACTAACAGCTGACCCTACAGCTATCTTACTTGAAGCAAAAACTCTACTTGCTTTTTTACTAAGTCCTCCACCTGCAATAGCGTCTCCTATTTGAATATTATTAAGCATTTTTGTGTGCTCATCCTGTAAATATTCTTGATTGGTCTTAAACCACTTATTGTTTGGATCGGCTAATCCAGATTCAAATCCTTTATAAAAATTATTAATATGTTCTTGTGCATCAGCATCAGCAACATAAAGTCCATTTACTTGTGTTAAACCCATGTCAGGACTAGCATAACCCATTTCAACCATCTTAGTAATAACCATAGGATCATCAAGATCTTCTCGGAATTTTTGAAAATCATCTAAATCTCCTGGAGTCATAACTCCCGGGGATACATCTCCACCTACCTCTAGAGGTAAAGTAGGATGCACACTACCGCCAAGATGGGTTAAACCTTTATTTCGTCCTTGTCTGTAAAATAATAATCTTTTACTTAACTCATCAGAATCACCATCTGTACTAAGCGAAGCAGCCATTAACCCTTCAGTAACTGATGCTATATTTTGTGTTATATGAGCTGTAGATTTCGTATAATCATAACCCGCTAAATCTACATATCCTGTATCTTCATTTATTGTAACGCCAGGATATTGTAAGGACATCTGAGCATTATATCTTTCTTTGTCATTGTCATGAGCTTTATCCATCTTGGTAATTTCATGCTCTCTACTAATAGCTGCATTTAAAAACCCGGCCTTTTGTTCTATCCGTCTCTCTTTTATAGCTTGTTGTTGCTGAATTATTTGTAATACTTGATTTAAACCACTAGCCATATTAGCTCCACATTCCTTCCCAGAAACCTTCTGGTTGGGCTTCTATATCTGTTAATAACGCTTGTCTTTCTTGGTCAGCTTGTAATTTACTACGCTTTACGCCTTGCTCCCCTCTAGCAAATGCAAGATCGGCACTTTCAAAGCCGTATTCTTTAGATTTAGTAAGATCTACAATACTCTGTTTATATTTATCCAGGACATCACTCGTAGCTACTTTTTCCTTTGAAGATATTTCTGTACTTGTAGCAAAACCAGATTTCTTAGTAGCAACATCAGTTCCTGCTGTTATTTTACCTACTACATCGCTGGCCTGTGAACCTGAAGCAGCTGTACCAACTAAATAATCTTGAGAGGCTTTAGCTTTAGTAAGTGCTTGAGTTTCTCCTAATATATCTAAATCTTTATCTGCTAAATTTAATTTATCTTGATATATTTGTTCAACAGCATCTTTTTGTGCTTGTATTTCACCTGCAGAAGCGGCACCAAACCCACCTATAACTTTATCAGCACCCCACATTACTGCAGCACCAACGGCTACCCAGCTCATACAGCCTCCTTAATTTTTTCAGCATGTATTTCGTAATTTTTACTTATAATATTATTCTCTATTTTTCTTAAATCTTTAGATTTAGTAGAATGCACAGTGATAAATATACAATCTTTATGGGTATATATAATTCTCTTTGTTCCAGGATTAGTAATTCCATGAAAGGGAGCCTTAATTCTTACAGCTTTATTTTCATCAAAAATAGTCATCTCACCTTTCATTAAAAAGAAAGGATGTGTTGTTTTATGTATCTTTGTTACTAATAATTCTCCTTTTGGATTAAAAATCTCTCTAATATAAAGATTATCACCAAATCTATGTTTTAAAGGGTTGACTCGATTAAGTTTAGCTCCTGTTAGCCCTTTAGAGCTACTTTTAATACGCTCTTCAACCCTTACTATCATTTCTCTAAACTCCGCCTTAGAAGGGTAGTTATCGTTCAATTCTGCTAAGTTCTTATTCCAGCGTTCTTTATTAAGCTTTTCTAACTTTTTAGCTTCATATTCTTGAGTTAATCTCCAAACATCTTCAAATGGAAGTTTATGTGAAAGTCCTAAAGTATTAGTCCAAAAATCAAATTGAAATTTATAATCTTCTTTATTCATTTACGGATTTGTCGGATTTATATTTTTATTATCGCCATACCATTGGTCATATAAAGTTTTCCCATGCTTAGCTAACTTAGGATCATATTTCTCTGTAAGTTTTCCTACAGCTCTTATGTCGCTTGAATCATACTTTGTTTCACCAAACTCAAATCCTTCAGAAGGTTTCTGAAATCTTTTTAGGCTAAACCTGTTCTTAATATCGGTAGCTTGTCCTCCCCATGTATTCCAATCCGTAAGTTTAAAATCTGTTTTATCTAAATTTAAATGAGGGTTTTGACTTTGATAGCCTGGATTTATCATTTTTGCTCCAGCATCATATTCATCCCATGCAGTTTTACTTTCACTTGCTTGTCCTATCAGAAATTGGCCTATACTAGCAGCATCACTAAACATGTTTTTATACATATTTGTAGTTTTTTTATCGCCTATTTGTTTTCGTTTAAGAGCCCCTAATTGAGCATATCCAGATGTTGCCATTTTTTATCTCCAGTTTTTACTTGTAATTTATACTATTTCTTTTGTATGAACCAATTTAAAAATTATGTTATTATATCTCCTAGCTTCCTGTCGTTATTACACTTGGTAGTGTAGTCGCTTTAATAATGATTGGTGGGTTATAATAAGTTGAACTATGATGATAATTTTTCCCATGATAGATGTAACACTTATTTAATGAACCATTAGTTGAACCCCATACATAATATGTTTTACCACTTGAAAGTCCTGTTAAAACCCATTTAACAGTCATCATTAACATATCAGATTCATCTGCATAATGTACAAATTCATTGTAATCCCCTTCAGTTGTAACAGAGGTGTAAGATGAGTTACTTTCACTAAGTCCAAGCCTTAGATAATCATTAGTTGAGCTAACTAAACAAGTCAATGATACTTCAACATTAGTTGATGGGGGAGCTGTAAAATTTACTGAAAGGTTTGTACCTCCTACTGCTGTAGTTAATAAGGCTGGAGTTGCCCCTGCTACTTCTATTCTCCCTGAATTTGCTACAATACTATTATTATATATATGAGTATACCCAATTATGGAGCTACTATCAACATAAGCTTTAATTGATTGCTGAGTAGCGACTCCTGTATTATTATTAGATGCCATATCATCTTCATCTAATATTGCGTCAAAACTCCCACTACCATCAATACTTAAAGAGTTAAGATTTTGTAGATCACTACCATCCATATCAATATTACCTGACATAGTTCCACCTGCAAGAGGAAGCAATCCTGACCCTGCTGCATTTTTAAACCCAGCGCTATCTACGCTCCCTACAGCTGAACCATCTACAAAGAACTCTACTTTTTTAGTATCTGGAACTTTAATATTAATGTTATCATCATCTTCTGTATCTGCTCCAGTCTGTTCAATTGTCAATATCCCTGAAGTTGTACCTAGAGTAGTAGTAGTTAAACCAGGAGAGATATTATGAGCAAGAACTTCAGTAGCATCATTATTATCAGAACTTCCACTATTAACTTGCAGTTTTGCAGCAGCCCCTACACCTACTTGAGAAATTGATAAATCGCCTATATAAATAGTTTCTGCCCCAAGATGTACATCCTTAAACCTTTTAACTGTACTCCCTAAACTTATCTCTAAATCTTTTTCAGGCAATAAATCAGAAGTTATAGTTTTTTCTTGAGAACCTGCAATAGAAGCAGCAGAAGTAGATCTTTTATCATCAATTTTAGTTAGTACATTTTCATAAAGTTTCCCCTTATGTTTTACATACATAGCTAAGTATTCAGCAACAGGAGCATTTGCTGCAGGGTCATCAGTATAAATTTCCCTTATAACAGGAACACCCTCTTGCAGATCTCCTATTTTTGGTTTCCCTTTAGAAATCCTTACTCTATTTTGCTTATTATGTAACATATTTCTAGAAATTCTATCAAAAGGCATTATTTTAACCCTTTCATTCTAAATATTATAGATATACTGTTGATCTTAAAATCTGCCGCAGCAGTGCCACCTATAACTATCTGAAAGCTACTAACACTATTGATTGAAACAACTGGTTTTAATTCAGCTTTTAACCAATCAGTTATTCCTGCAGGACCACTCCATAATGGAGTAGTGCTATCAGTAGCCCCTGAAGTTGAACCATCAGTAGCGGATGTTATTTTATAAAAGTTTCCTGGAGTAGCAGTATTCTCGCCATTAGTTCGATAGCCTACAGTAACTGCACTACCATCCCCTTGATATGTAATATATACTTTGTGAATCTTTTTTCTTTGAGCTGGTTGTCCAAAATCAAAATCTTTAGTTTTTATAGAGATAGTTTGAGCAACAGAAGTATCACTCCATTTCATTATATCAAGGTCAGTACCACCATTTTTTCCAATTATTAAATCGCCTTTAAAATTCCTAAAATTTGTTTTATGCTCATCGCCTAACGATAATGAACCTGTAACCCAACTCCTAGTAACCATATCAAATATATAGGCATCATCATTATTAGAAGCATCATCATAAGATTTGCAAATAATTAATTGACTTTTAAAAGCATTATATCCTATAAGAGATTCATCACTAATAAATGCAGCCCATAAATTCTCATCTATTATTTGCACTCCTTTTTCTGTCAATAGATTAGTAACTGACTTTCCATCATAGAAAAAACATCCATTCTCGTTTATCCAGGCTATCCCAACATCTGTTTTTGTTACTGCTCCAAAATTAGCCACACCTTTATGGTCATAAACTGCTTCTATAAAATCTATTTCTTGAGATATATTTATTAATGTTAATTTTCTTTTCTTAAATTGTAATAATCTATCAGCATATTCTTCCAATTTAACAATAGCATCACCATCGTTAACAGCTGATTCAAGAACTCTTTCAGCAGGGAAAACATCTAATTCATTTACAGGGCTTTTTATTATAGCATCACCTCTCCATACATCTTGATGTACATTTCCTATATAAGCGATTCTATTTGCTACTACAGCTGTTTTTATCTGACGAACTATCTGATTTCCTATACCAGGATAACCATTTCTATCTTCATATGTTACTGCTGTAGGAATTGTAGGATATACTAATAAAGCTGAATTTCTTATCTTATCAGTGTCATAAGTTGCCCAAGTGGTACTCTCTACTGATAAGGGAGAGGATATAACACCTTCACCATCATCTACAGTGGCAGCCTCAATAAGTAAATAAGCTGAGCCATAAGCAACTCCAGCTTCATTAACCTTTCTAACATAGATATTAACTCCAACTACACTAGGATTATTTGATGTATCTGGAAATAAATATAATCTAAGACTTACTTCTTTAGCGTAAGTTGTGGTTGTATAAGAAGATATTAATTGTAATTTTGATTCTTGTGAATTTGCTTCTGAAAAAGGGTATCTTTTATTAAACATAACTGAATAATAAAATGCATGATGACCGGCCCAATTATCTCCTACACTTAGCGATCCAGCGCCATTAAATGATAATCCTATAGGATAAGTAGTGCTCATTAAGGTAATCGCTGCCTCAGTGCCATAACCACTAGTGGCTTGACTATTAGAATTAAACCTAGAAAGTGCACTCGTTCGTATTTTAGCATCTATAGCTTGAGGGCAAACTTTCCATCCATCTACAGCTGTTCCTGATACAGATAGTATTTTATTAGCGTCTCTTTTTATATAAGATAATGATTGAGGCCAATTAGAAGTGTTAGCAGTATTTCCGTCGAATACCCTTAGATCACCATCTGCATAATAATAGTGATAGTGCATATTACCACCAATACCCATATCAAACCCAGTTATATCTACATCCCAGCCATCTCTGTCACTCCATAAGCTTAAAAGTCCAGTCCAACCATTAGTACCACTAATAGCTATATAATTTGTTTCAGCCTCAGTGGCAGGTGCATCCATATCTTCAGCGCCTTGCCTGTCATGAGAAAAAGTGAATAATCCTAAACCCACACAAGAATCAGCATCATGACTAGTATTTGTGGCGACACTGGGATGTACTATCATAGAACCTAAAGTTCTTATAGTACCTATTTCATCAACCATTACTCCATCTAATTCAGCAAATTGATGATCAGCTATATCTCTAGGGTCAGCATTACTATTAATACCACCATGAAACTTATCTATTTTCCATACTTGTTTCGGCATATTAGATAAGTGTGTACACTATCGTAAGTGAGTCGAAACCACACGAAGGAAGAGAGAACTTCGGTAACGGAGTGCACACACTATACCATTTAGTATTATCAGTTATTACCATTTATTACTTCTCCCCATAAACTTGTTTTTCCATTAATTATATGTATAGGCTGAACACTGAATAAGCCACCTTTATAAAAATCTACAATAGCAAAGGCATGTGCCCAATTAACATTTCTATTTTCAAGCCAATCATTAGATTTTGGGCTCATATCTTTTAAACAACCCATACTCCAAGCAGACTTTACTCCGTCCATATGAGTCATTGAATGTTGTTGTAAATCGTGCCAATGTCCATACATTACATTACAACCCATCTTTCTAAGGTGATTGGCTGCATGATATTGACCTCCATATTGATGACCATGATAAAAATAAAGTTTACCCATCTTTAAAGGTCTACCAAACTTATAGTATTTATATCCTCTACCTTTTAAATCTACCGCTTGAGCAAATTTATATTGAGGTATATATGGATATTTAGCTACAGCATAATTTAACCAATTATCATGATTTCCTTCTGTAATATATTTTTCACTACAATTAACCTTGTCTAATGACTCGTCAATTTGATCCATTCCTGAATTTACATCATCTATATCCTCATCAAATGATTCTATCATAAACTCTAATGGAGGAGCTTTTTTTCTCTTATATTTCCAAACTGAGAAAGCGCTCCACTCCCCAACATCACCTAGATCAACATAAGCATCAGGCCTTACTATTTCTATTGTTTGCTTTAAACAATTAATAGCAGGCTGATCATGTAAAGGAAAATGTTTATCTGGAGTAACTATTACTCTTTTAACAACTCCTTTATCTATTTTTGACATATTACTTATCTATAGCTTCCTTTAAAGCTTCCTGTAAGGCTTCATATAATGCATCTAACAATTCAGCTTCAGTCTCTTCTGAAATCATTGGTATATTCATCTTCTTATTAAGCTGTACTATAACTTTTTCTTTAGTCTTATCATTAAGTATCATTTCTACAGCCATCTTCTTTAAGGCTTTCACTAAAGCATTCATTTATCATTCTCCTTCATATATTGTTTTATTGCAGAGATTTCTCTCTCTATTTCTTTAAATCTAACTTCTTGCTCTTGAAATACATCTGTTATTTCATCTATAATAGGAAACTT